ACCTTGGCCACCTCGCGCAGGTGACCTTCGATCATCGCCCGGTTCCAGCTGTTCATGTCGCCGCGAGAGTGATGGACTTTTAGTCCTTCTGCGCGACAAGCGCGAAGGAACTCGGTGAGCTGCACGTAATAGTCATTGGTAGCCCGAACACCGCTCCCGGAGTGATTTGTGAACGGCACAGGAGTGACCTCTTTCCCTCGCCAAGCAGCGTCCCAGTAACCAAGAACATCCCAGAATCGAATGCCTTGATAACCAGCTGATCGGATACGTCCGAGCTCGGCTCGGACATCATCCTGTCGACCGTGGACCCATGCACTAAAGGCCTCTCCGAAGTGGCAGAAGAGAGGGAGCGCAGGCCCGCGATCATCACGGAAGCCAAGACGATCAGTGCGAAGGAAACCAGTAAGGCCGCTTGGTACATTTTGTCCCGGCTCGGGTGGGAACTTGACATCGTGAATCCTTTGATAGAGGGTTTGCTTGGCGTTCTCGTGCTTGGCCTGGGGGCTGTCGTCCAGCCCATTAGACTGCCAGATGGAGATGTAGCCGCGTGAGCCCGACACCCAGACGGCCGCTGCGCGATCGTCGAACGCTTCGCCGATCAAGCCCGGGTAGATCTCGTTCCGCAGCCAGTTGTAGATGTCGAGGACGAGGTCGTCCGGTGGTGGGTTATAGGCCATTAGTGTACCTTGTCGTTGGGGAACATCGGCAGGATGTTCGTATCCGGCTTCAAGAACTCGGGAACCTTCACTGGCTCCATGTCGACATACGTATCGGTGTCGACTGGAATCAGCGCAATCTTCTCGCCGTCGCGATTGCTCACGAGCAACATGGGGGGAGTGCCGGCAATGATGTTGAAACCGGCCTCCGTGAACGAGCGGACAGGGACCCGGCTCTCGCCGAGTCCCTTCGTCACGGTGACGTTATACAGAATCCGCTCAGCCATTAGCGGCCCTGTCGCATCTTCAGCGGACCGAGGTCACGGTTCTGGTTGCTCGGCACCCACTCCGTGACACGGAGGCGAGCCTGCACCATTTCACCGCTCGGACCCTGGGCTTCCGTACGCCAGGTGCCGTCGCTGTTCCGGAACGCCGAGGCGCCCAGTTCAGCGGCCTTGTACGCGGCCTTCTTGTCCACGCCGTTCGCGATCTGCGCCTTCGCGTAGTTCACGTCCGTGCCCTTGTAGCCCAGACGAACCGTGATCACGGGGTTCGTGCCGAGCATCTTGGCTAGCGCGTGGATGTTCTCGTTGAAGTCGGCCGTGACTTCGGTCGCATCGATCGACGCCAGGAGCTGGCAGAACGGGTAGGTCTTCGGACCCGCGATCAGCTCGCCCGTCTTCCAGTTCTTGGGCTGGAAGCCGTTGGTGTAGATGTCCTCGAACACGCCGTAGCTGTCACCGCCGCTGTTCGCCTGACCCGAACCGTCATCAACGATGGCGATGCGGTTGACGAAGAAGATCGGATTGCCCTTCTTGTCCGTCAGCATTTCCTTGGTGTCCTTGTTGGTCTTGACACCACCCGACACGACGCGCACCCTGTAGTAGCCCGGCGTGGGGAGCGGACCGTCCTGGCCCTTTTCGCGACCCTCGGTCACCGACTTGGGATCGAAATCGAACGAATCATCGTGGAACTGCACATCCTGCTGCAACATAGTCGTTACCTTTTCTCTGTCTCGTTTGTTGTTTACTTATGTAAGAGCCCCTCGCCCCTACACTACTTAGGATGCCGCCTCGTTGTTGAGGTTACATCCTAATCTTGGTTGCAGGGGGCCGGTCTTTCACCGGCATCGTCCTTCCCTGGCCTGTCGCCAGCCAACCCCCCTGCTTGAACTTACACTTTGAGACGCTGGGTTGCCAGCGCCAGGTCGTTTACCCGGGCCTTGCGTCCGTCGGCCAGAGCCTGGTAGAACTTTAACAACGCATCCCCCGGCGTGTCGGCCGAGAAGAACTGCGGGAACGTGTCGTCGACGCCACGAGTACACGCCGTGTACTTGACCATCGTGTTGCCCTGGGGCGAGTAGTGAGGACGGGTGTAGATGCGGTAGTCGGAATCCAGATCGTCCACGTTCTTACCCGTGTGCGCGTCGGTCACCTTGGCCTTCTTCACGGCCGTCATGCAGTGAACCGTATTGTTGAAGTTGCGCTGGATCGAGCCCGTGAGCGCCTTTCCCACAACTTCTGGCCCAATCAGAGATTCCTTATTGAAATCTTTTTCAGGGTTATTGTCACTTTCATGCGCTGTCCAGAGGACGTATCCCACTGGAAGGTTCTTCGAGCGCTGGAGGCACTCCAGGAGAGTTCGCTGGGCAACGTTATAATGGCTTGGAGGATTTCCACCAAACGCCGTTCCAGGTCCGCTTTCGAGCTTGCCAGTCTTGGGGTCAACGACTCCTTCGACAATACGGATTGGACTGTCCTGTCCGATCTTTTCGCCGCGGCCACTCCTCTCGGCCAGCCCACCCTGGACATTGCCCATGATGTAGGCGCCGGCCACCGACAACCCTTCAAACACATAGACACCGATGTTCGTAATGTCGTTCCCAAACGTCTGGTCGCTGTACCCCAGGGGCCTCAGTTCGCCCTTGTGGTCTGGCCACCAGCCCGACGTTAGCTTCTGCATCGTATCCTGGGGCCAGGGCCGTGTGCCGAACTCGCACACTTCTGCCACGCCCGCCTCGATCAGGTGCTCGTACGTGAGGGCTGACCCGTCGCCCACGACCACCCGCGCCTTCTGTCCTGTCGTCTTATACACATGCTCGATCAATCGAGCGCATGCCTCAGACTTCCCTGTCGCCGGTCCACCGTATACGCAATCAAAAACTTTGCTCATTCGCATCTCCTACACTTGTATGATGCGCCTCCCAGAAGATGGTTACATTCTTATATTCGGGCCACAAGCTGATCCCAAGTGGCGTATAACGGGCATGTCGATCGCTCGTGATGTAGAACCGCAGATTGCCTGTGATGACGCCGGCGTTACGCATGTCGTGACACAGTTGCTTGAAGTCCTCGAAGCTCCCAGCGTAGAGACGCACCGGTGGCTCCCCATCGACGAGTAACGAGGCGGCGTAGTCGGCGGCGAACTTTTGTTCCCAGTCCTTAATCGTCATCGTCGGGGTTCCATCGTAAGTCGTAGGGTTGGAGTTTGCGCATACCCCACACAATAAGTGTACGGTTTTCAATCTCTACGCGCACGAAGTTCCACAGACTGTTGGTCGTCTTCCCTCCTAATCTTTCTACAACATTGTCACCGCTTCGAAGAACCGGTGGGATGTAGCCCTTGGTCAACAAGGCCACAGCACACTTGGCCTTAATCTGCTCCAGAAGTTCGGACGCCGTGGGCTCAGTATTCATGATCGTCTCCCGGGAACTGGACGCCATCTGGGGATAATCTTTGGCGCCCGTAGAGCAGAACCCCACGATGTTGGTAGAAACGACTAAAGTTTCCGTCGACCAGCACACTCTTGGCATCCCAGCCGATGTACGCATGCTTAGGCAACTCTTCTCCCATCAGCAACTTGGTGGCAAACACGGCATCGAGCTTCTTCAATACGTCCTCTTTACTCAGTGTCATGGTGATCGATCCTCGGTTGGAACGTGTCTTGGTCAGGCTGCTGTCCTTCCCAGCACATGCCCATATAGGGGCACGCGTAGCCCCAGCCATACTTCAAACAAGCGTCAGACGACCGCTCGACCAGCCGGCCCAGCAGCGTCTGATATTCCTGGGAGTCGGCGCCGTAGCTCTTGGCACACTCGCTCAGCTGCGCCAGCTTGTCGGCCCACTTGATCTCCGCATCGACGGTGGCGTCCTTCGTTTGCAGTAGCTGATTGGGCGGCGGATACAGCGGGCCCGTGGTGCAGAACTGATCCTCGATATCTGTTCCCAGCCAGTCGAAGAACTCCGCGTCGTTCCAATGGTAGAGATAATACTTGGCGCTACCGGCCCCCGGGTACTTCTTATGCACGATGCCGCCCTTTGCCCACGCCCGGGTCCACGCTGAGCCCCAACCTGAGCCGTCCTTCTCGTTCTTGCCAATCAAGAGTCCCTCGTACTGGATGCCCAGCACGGGCTCCTTGGTGCGCTCCACTAGCGCCTGAACGTAGAGATGAGTCTGATCGCTGTTGCGATACCGATCCACCCAGTTCGCATCCAAGGAACCAATGGTCTTGAAGTCCACAATCAGCAGGTGCCCGTCGCTCTTGCGGCGCCAGATCTGGTCCATTCGCAGTGACTGGGCGACCATGGGATGCATCGACCACTGCCACTCCTGTTCGGACGACACGCGCTCGAAGTCCTGCGAAAGCTGGGTCCAGCGATGTTGCATCCAGCCCTTGACGGCCCGGCGAATTACGGTCTTCCACACGGTCTGCCGCGCTTCGTCCAGGCCCAAAGGTTCCGGCATAAAGGGCTGCTGTGTCAAGAGCCACGCTTCCCAGTCTTGGCCCTGGATTGCCAAGTCGAGGGCGCCATGGATGAGCTGGCCCCTCACCTTGACAAACCCCGCATCCTCCTGGTCATCGCGTGGGCTAATACCGCCGACCTGATCGTCCAAGTTGTATTCGGGGTGTAGTTGATGATAGCCACGGTACCGCTTCATCTCGCACAGCTTGCGAGTCGCCACAGCTGACCGGCTGATAAGAATGGGTGCGCTTTTAGCCACAGATGTCCTCGATGTATTCGTCAAATGAGTATGGGCAGTACATATCAAGCATGCTTTCTGCGAGGTCGGTCTCCCAGACCTTGATACCTGTGGCACCGATTAGTTGGTTCCAATTTGATGGCACCCCCACTATGTCTGGAATAGCAGAGGCCGACACGTAAAATGACGAGAAGTCGCCCGTTCGTGTCATGAACATCGGCTCTACCGTGATCGTATCGTTGCCGATCATGATCTTAAGACATTTGCCCACGAGCCCGCGTTCTTTCTTCAAGACGGCCCAGACCGCTCCGCCCACTAAGAGTCCACTAATTTTGACTCCAGTTTCCAGCGTGGCTGCGACTGCGGCCGCTTCAAGCAGTTGTTGACACTTGCCCACGTCTTCGCTTCCTTTCTTGCTTCCGCTTGTCTCGGTTGGCCTTGACGGGCCCGCCGGCAACGGGGCGCCTATCAAAGGGGATCACGTCTTCAATGACTCGGCGCTTCCATGTACCGTTCTCCACTAGCCGAATACCCCACTTTGGGGCCGCTGTCACAAAGTACAGCCTATACTTGTCCCCTAATTCATAGGGTCTAGCCGGAAAGTTCGGGAGGTTCAACATCTCGGCCAGTTTTAATCCGACGTCGATATCAGTTCTTCCGCTACTCCAGAACTTCAATTCAACGCCGCCGATAATCTCAGCCATGATGGCCGCCTTCAAAAACTCTAGCGCTTCCTCTGCGGTCGCCACGCGCCGAGCTGTGCGATCAGCGCGACCGGCCAGCACAGGATCCACATTATCCATCCCGGCCCCCTAGGTTTCCACTCGCTTGGTTGATTTTCCTCTGCCATGTCGCCACCTTTCTACATATGAGATGGCGCAGGCGCGTGAGACGTTACCTCCTCTCCCCTGTGTAAAACAGGGGTGAAAAGAAGAAAGCCGGCGCTGGCCGGCTCCTTCCCAATTACGATTCTGTCGTGTGTTGGTCATTATTGTCCGTTCGTTGTGGGGGCCGGTGTTGGCCCCGTTTGTGCAGTCTGCCCATAGAGATGGGGGAAGTACTTATGAATACGACGAATAGCCGACGAGCGCGAACAGTCGAGCCGCTTAGCTACAATACTTGCCAGCGCATTCTGGCTCGGCTTGCCTCCGAGCTTGAGCCGCTCAGCATCGATGATCAGCTTGTGCTGCACATCGTCCGCCTCGGGCTGGATGAACACCAGTCCCGTCTGCGGGTCCTGGAAGACCGACTCAATGGTCTGCCCTGTGGCGCGACCTTTGAACATTAACCGTTTCTGTGTGAGTTTCATCACGACGTCCATGCGGCCGGCGACATATGAGGATCCACGCCCCTGGTCCATCATGTCGTCGTCGCCGCTCACCGTCATCATGGAGTCCTTACGACTATGACTCAGCAGCATAATGGCCGACGGCCGGCACGCGTCCACAAGGTGAGCAATCACATTCCGCATGGTCGTCGAATCGTTTTCGTCCCCGCCGTGTACTTCACGGAGGGTGTCGATGATCGTCAACACTGGCTTGATCGCGGCGATGGATTGCTTCAACCATGTGAGCTCGGTCTGAGCCGGATTGAGGATATTAAACGGAAACTCGGGCACCTGGTACATGTCCGCAATCCACAGGTTGCTCCCGCCCCCGTTGACAAACTTGATGCGCCCGAGACGGTCTGACCATTCTTCACGGGGCGTATCGATCTGGAGGTAGGCGACGGGCCCGGGGAGTCTGATGTCATAGCCACACCAGTCTTCCCGGCCGTCCACGATGGCCTGCGCCATCGACAGAGCGAGAAAACTCTTACCGGTCTTTGGTTTACCGAAGACGTTGATCAAGCCACCAACGGGAATGAGCTTGTCGATGACCCAGGGCTGGGGGGCTTTGGGTAACGCGAGGTAGGAATCTGCGGGAACGAAAAACGTGGCTGGTTCAGTGACGGGCTGGGTCAAGATTAGGCTCCTAGGGCTGAGATGCCAGCCCTAGGGCCCCGGTTACACCGGCTGCAGTTCTAGTCATGGTTTGGTTTCCTCAGCATGAGACGATCCAGGCGCCACCTCCACCACGTACGGCGCGGCACGAACTTGGCGCAATAACGGCTGCTCCGTGAGTCACCACATTCATGGTACCGTCTCCACTCAAACCACGTTGAGTAGTCCCACTCCGTGATACCTCTGACGTAGCGGAATGCGGGTCTGTCATTTGGCCTCATCATGCAGCGCCATTCAGATGGGCCCATCTCCAGAGCTAAGGCGGCCCAAATCCGCTGCTGTAGAGTGTACCGGAACCGAAGATCGCAGTCCCTGCAGGCATTGGTCGGTGTACCCGTGAGGGTTTCAGATGTGTAGAACGCGAGGCGTTTCGCCTTGGCCCGTGAGGTCCTGGCCCAGAGAGCCAAGACCACCACGGTGCCTATCGTGAGTGTCCACATCTTATTTGCCCAACGTCTTGGTAGCGCCAAGCGCCCTCATTGCGTTAGAGTACGCCGCCATCTGAGCCACGTTGACTGCGGTACCAGCCGTCTCGTTAGCGTCTTCCTCTCCGTCCATCACGAGAACGGCGAGGGCGGCGGTGAGTTGATCCAGCTGGGCGCGGATGGACTTGAGCTCCTCGGCGGCCATCCTGGCCAGCTCAGTCTTGGAGAGCCGGCGCCGACGCTCCTCTTCCATCTGCCGCTGCTGCTCCATGTACTGCTTGAGCATTTTCATGGTGTATTCTGCGTCTCGTCGTTCGTTCATACGATCCTTCCACGCTTCGGTTGTTGTCTTGACTTTCATCCAGTCGCCGCCCCCGGCGCCAGTAGGCCAGAAGGGGCCCTGCGTGGGGTCATAGGAAACGTACTGCGGATTGTAGATGTTACTCATCTGTGCTGCTCCGGTGCCCGACGTGGTAAGACTTGCACCGGACGCACCAATAGACGTCGATGGGCCGGTCGGATACGATGTCGTTACGCTCTTCGTACCGCTTAAGTGATCGAGCTGCCGCCTCAGCCAGCCCCTCTGAACGATGCCGCTTTTTCCCGACGCAGCCTCGGATGACTTTGGCTGGGAACTTGTGTCGGGTCTTGATGAACTTTCCGAACCACAAGAGTCCTGCACATGGAGCTCCTGTTCCGACGATGGTGTTGTACATGACATTACCTAGTCTCCTTTCGCTCAAACTTTGCCTTAAGTTCCTCGTACTTCTTGCGATCCTTTTCCTTCTTGGCGTCTTCGCGTTTCTTGATAGCCGCTGCACGAGCCGCCTTGTGCTTCTCTTGTTCTACCTCTTGCTGCTGGATGAATCCACGGATTGAGTTCAGGCGAACCTGAATCGGCACGTCGTCCTTCACGATCACCACCGAGTGCCTGCCATGCGGCATTTTCAAATGGTGGTGCCACTTCATGAGCTGCCGAAGTTCCTCGTCCGTGATGTGCTCCCAGTCTGAGATGCTGTCAACGATCACCGCCGACGAACCGTAGTCTGTGTCGGAATCGTACACGGCAAGAATCTTAACGTCCGGCATCTTACTCTCCTTCCTCTCTCTGATGCTTCCAGTTGAGTTTGTGTTTCACCTGGGTACGCCGGTCCCGGTGGGCCCGAGTGGGCTTGGGGATCGGCGCCCGTGGCAGCTTCGGCTTCTTCGTTGGCTTCTTCATTTGGCGGCTCGCAAGTGCCACCAGCGACGGGGCTTTTCCTTTGGCTCCCAGAGTTTCCCCTCTGGGCCGCAATCGTAACCCGTCTGGCGGTGTGTTTCGCACTTTACTGCCTGACCCTGCTCTTCCATTTCTCCTGTCAAAAGGTTCACGCTCTTTGTGATGCGGTACCCGCAGTCGTATTCTGTGTAGTAGCCCTTGCGTCGGTGCTTACAGTCTTTGCAGAACTTGAGCGGGTACCCCCGAGTTAATGTTTCGTATGCTTTATCTATGGCGTTCATTCCTGGGTTCCTCGTTGTTGACGAAGCGCTTCTCGTTGATCACGACACTTCATCAGCTTCTTGTTCTTGTCTGCCAGCTCCCCCTTCAGCCGCTCGATCTCGGCTGAGAGGGTGGTGAGCTGGGCCAACACGGCATCAATGGCCGCGACTTCCTCGCGCCATTCCTCTGCAAATATCTCGTCCCCAAGCGCCACCGGCTTAGCAAGATCGCGGGCCAAAACAAAGCGCCGATCCTTCAGCACCTTGATGGCTGTTTCCGTCTGCTGGCCTGGCGTCTCCGGCTGCTTGATCTCGCTCATTTGGACTCCTTCGGCTCCGGTAATGGAAACAGAACGGGCTTTTGTGCTTCGCGCACGAATTGCCGGAATTGACCGACCGATACACACCACACCTGCCACTCGCTCCCGAAGTTGGCGTCTTGGAAACACAACGGCCGCACGTCTGGAACTTCACGCCTGATAACAAGTTGATCAGTCTTATCGTTGGCTACATCTGTCTTTCCTGCGACAGCGTTATCACAGGCCGTAGCCAATAGCGCCAACGCGACCATTACCAACATTCTCATGGCTGCTCCCTCACAACTGTTGCCGTCCGGCAGAAGTGACAGAATTTCACTCGCTTCTCCTGCCTGGTCAGTTCGCGGAAGATGCCCCGACGATGGCAGCAGGGGCATTGCGTGACCACCTGTTTCATCCTGGCGCTGAGGGTCATGGCTGCTCCTGTGCGGAAATGTTCTGCTCGATGGCGTCTTCCAGTCCCTCGAAGTTGATCTTCAGGTCGATCAGAGACGCAAGCAGGTCTTGACGCCTGCGATAGCGGGCCTCAAGCGCATCCAGCGAATCACGCACGTCGTCGATAAATGGCTGCACCGCAATCGCGGGCTCGTATCGCTTGCGCTTGCTCATGGCTGCTCCTGTGGGGCCGGTGCGGAGAGAGGCATCCAGTGCGTAGGCTCTGACGGCATTGCCCCCGCAGGTGACCACCAGCACGCATCACATGCTGACCACCATACGACCCGACGAATACATTGTGCGTGTTGCCCAGACGCGCCTTCCGCGTAATTCCATGCCGCTAGGATCTCAACGCCGTTTTCCTTCTTCGCCGTCTCAATCGGCTGCCAGCCCGTGGCCTGTCCGCTCCCCTGTGGGGCGGCAGAGAGGGCGGCGTCGAGGCCGCATTTACAAACGGGCCACATGGCGACAGTCGTGCGTCCTTCTTTCTCGGCGCGTTCGTAAGCCAAAACTGGGCAATCATCGTCATGCCGCGCTCGGTATCGCGTCAGCAGGGAGGCGTCTGGGCTCCCCTGTGGGCGGGAAGGGCGGGGCCGTGGTGAGCTGTCAACATCTCCCGACCCCTCATCAACTTGCTCGCTCTCAGGCGTGCGCTCGGCCTTCAGCTTCGCCAGTTCCGCTTCGGCGACTTCCGCCCGGTGCATCCACTCAATCAGGCGTTCCCCTTGAGCCAGCGACTTGTTGCCGCAGTCAGCTTGCACGGCGGTGATAAGGAAATCACGCGCTACGGCGTAATCACCGATGTGGCCGGGTTCGCGCACCATTCGCGCTACCGCGTCATCGAGTTTGATTCTGGCCTGCTCCACCGTCTCTGCCTGTGGGGGTGTCTGGGACATATCGTTACCTACCCTTCCGCTCTGGTCTCGCCATGTACGCCACAAATACCAATCCCGCCAGCACGATCACAAGCGAGCCAATATCTCGGGCGTGATGATCCAAGAAATCCCACATGCTCATCATGATACTTGCTCCTTGGATGCCGCCAGGGTCATGGCGGGTTCGGGCGCCGAGGCTTTCCGGGGCGCCACCTCCACATAGACGATGTGCTTGCGGACGGCCACTTCCCCGGCCACCTGCTTGGACTTCTTCAAGACGCCGGCGAGGTTAGCGGCCGCGTACTTGGACCCCATATAGATCGGCAGGACCTGGCCCGGCTGAGCTTTCTTCAAGGCCTTAACGACCTGGTCGAGGCGCGTCTTGTGCTGGTGGGCGCGCTTGACCCGGGGGATCGACGCAATAGGCTGACCGATGGACATCTGTGCTTTACGGCTCATCTCACACTCTCCTTAAGTTAGATCTTCCCGATTAAACGGCGGCGGGTAAAGTCCGCCACGACTTTGGCTGCGTTCGACGACGCCCGAGTGCAGGGCGCCGGTTTGAAGCGGTCACGGTAGGACTGCTTCTGGTTGTAGCGATAGATACACCACTGCCCCTTGAGCATGTCGGGCAGGACTTTGACACCCGCATCTTCTTCTACCTGAGTGGTGGCTGGTCCGCGCACGGAGTACTGCAGGCCCTTCATGACGCGCTTTGACTTGCCGGTGGCCTTGGCATAACGTAAGACCCACCACTGGTCCGCGCATCCTGGGATGCGCTGACGCCATGAGCAATGCCAGGTGTCGCTGTCAGTGAACTGGCGCCACTCCCCGAGTGACTCGAACTCCGCTGGGATCCGTGGTAGCTGGTCCATGTATTCGTTGGTTGTCATGTTCTCCTTCCCCTTTCATCTCGTCTAAGGCCCCTTTGGGCGGGTATGTCAGAGGGACCCTTATAAAGGGTCCCTGACATACCTATTAGGTTTTGTCCCGATCTTCTTTCTTATCAACACTTACGGGTGTTCCACTTTCCGTTTCATCAACTTCGGTGGAATTGTTAGTAAGTAATTCAATCTCCTCCTGGTCGCTGGCCGCCCGGATGTCCTTCACATCCTCTGGGAACTTCAGCTCGATGCCGTTGTTGCCCCATCGCACGGGCCGGTGCTTACGGACGAACTCAGCGGCGGCCGCCCTGAGGACCACGGGCAAGGGCTGGAAGGTCGACTGGCTGATCTTCATCAGCTTCTCGTGGATCTTCTTGGGCAGGCGGTAAGTGACTTGGACGGTCGGGCCCATCGAGGACTTGCCCCGCTTGCGGCCTGGCCGAGATTTCACCACGTCGTCGAACTCTGGGTAGTTAGGGTCGTATGCCATAGTTGTTAGATAGTATACCACCCCCGGACGTTACGGATAATCTGTCCCACTGTTTGACAACAGCGCCAGTTCGGAATCTTCGAACTCGCAGCACTCGAACCTCGACAGCGCCACCACGGCCGACACCACCGCGTCCCACGTTCGGTAGCGGTCGTTCAGGATGAACCAAGGGCGGGAACCCAGGCTGGTGGCCCGCTTGTCATCCCGTATCACGATGTAGTAGAACTGGGGCCGGCACAGAATCCAGATATTAGCGTTATTGTAGCACAGCCCATCCGGGCCCCCTTTGCTGTAGTACCACGCGTACTTGTCCGTATACGACTCCTGCCATTCGAATTGCGAGCGCCACGGTTCCGGCATGCGCCACTGCCGGCGCTTGGGCTCCGTCGGTTCGTCAACGGTGATTGTGTCAAGAGCCATTACTAGGCACCTCCTGTCAGTCGAGCGGCAGCAACGGCCGCCATAATGGACTTCTCACTCGTGAGCCACTTGGTTGCTTGCCACTCCCCTTGTTCGAGCCAGAGGACTTTGTAGCGATCCTTGGGCCCGTAGGCGTGGCCCATGAGCCAGATGCCGTTATTCCAGACGACAGTGTTTCTCTCCAGCCTTGTCCCGTGCTTCCAGAACCACGTCCCGTCGCCTCCTTCGGACCACGCGTTGAATGTCTTCCGAAGACCTGGCGGGCGAGCCGGCTGACGTGACTTGATCACTGACGCGTCAGAATTCCATGGTGGTTTTGTCACAGCTTGCGCCACTATGCGTGACGTAATCTGCTGCTGGAGTTGCTTTACAGCAGCGAGCTTGCCAAGCACGATGGTCTTCACGTGCCGTGAGACGAAGGACTTGGTCGCCATTAGCGCACCAGCTCCGTCTTGCCGTCGTGAACGAAGCCGCCCTTGACACCCTCGGCCATACGGGCATTAGAGCCCTTCCACCGCAAGCCCACCACCACGCCCTCAGGATCGAGAAACCGCAAGTCGTCCTTGTCCCCGTCGACGACCCGGAGCCACTTGCCCTGGACCTTCAACTTGGCCGGCAGCTTCCCATCCCGCCGCACATTGAAGACGACAGCCATGTTGATGCCGAACTGCAAGCAGTGTGCCAGGTCAGCCTTGGTCGTCTTCTCGCTCACGCTGTAGGTCAGGTGGTAGTTGTCGAGCACCCGGCGCCGGGGCACGGGGAGCTTGGTGTAGTCATAGAACTGCACCGTGGGATTCAGGTTGGCCAAGCTATGGGCCAGACCGGGCCGATCGGAGAGCAGGTTCGGCCGGACCGCCAGCTTCTTGTGCGTCTTGGCCAAGGCCTTGATCTCCTTGTCGACCTTCGCGACGAAGCCCTTGTAGTCAGTCATGTACTCCTGGGTCCGACGCGCCCGTGCCTTGACGCTGGCAGGAAACACATTCATCCCCGTCTTAGCCAGACAGACGTCGGCACACGTGCCGGCCATGGCACACATGGTCGGTAGTGTCTTGCCCAAGACGAGCCCCGCTTCCGTGGCCGGGCTCAGGTTCAGTCCCACGGTTTTCCAGCCCCGGGCCTTGGACTTGTCGAGCTTGTATTGTGAGGTTGTCAAGTAACTAGCCATCGTGATTACTCCTTTTCCAGATCGTACGTTTACGTTTAACTTCGGGTGTTGGGGCGTCTTCAGGGTCGAAGAGTCTGTTCATGCCGATGTCATTCTTGCAGAAGGCTTCACCAAGACCCCCATAATGCGCGCCGGCTTTGTTGCCGCACAGCGGGCACGGACCTACGGCTGCATTGACTTCGTCCCAACAGTCAGAATCGTACAGACTCTCCTCTCCACGCAGAATTTTTAAGAGCGCCTCCATGTGGATGATCCACTCTTGTTTCTCTTTCTTGTAGTCTGGTGGTTTCTTCTTTGCTTTGCGCGTATGGGCCACTTCTTTCCTCCTGGTTTCAGGGCCACATGGCTACTTGCCCTCGCCTGTCATGCGAAAGATGGCACCCTCGGCCGCCAACGTCGACGTGTCCACGTCCGGCAGTTCGATCGTCGTGCGCTCGGACTTCTTGGGCTTAGTGTCTACTCGCCCCACGATATCCTGTGGTACGTAGGCGCGGAACTGCGGCACCACCTTGATGATCTGGTTGACCGTCTTGTAGGTGTCGAGCAGCTTGGACACATCAGCCTGGATCTTCTCCCACCGATCACGAATCTGCTCGGCCTCATCCATGAGCTCGATGTGGCGAGAGAGTTCCGTCACGCCGGGCAACTGCGGATAGGCCTGCCGAATCGATTCAAACATGGCGACCGTGATCTGTGGTGTGGACAAGCGGTTGTCTGCCACCGCCGAACATGGACGTGAGTAGGCTGCGTGGGACGCCGGCGCATGCAGGAAGTCCTGGATGTGCGTGTAGCGATGGTTGTCCCGGCTGGGCGGCTTATCCCATCGGACGCCTTCCTTCTCGCGAGCCAACAATCGACGGAGCTCCGATGCTGTGTAGTCGTTCGACAGGTAGTACTCGGTGGACTTCGGCACAAAGATCTTCTTGGTGATGACGATCAGCCGCTCCTCTTCACCAAACAGATCGAGCCACCCCTTGGGGATCTTGTCGTAAAGATCCACGTGGGGGTACATGGACAGCCGGCTGATGAGCTCCGACATGTCCACGTTGGTCGTGTTGTTGTAGTCCGGCAGCTGCTCTTTCAGGGCGGTGGCGGTCATCTTCACCACCTGCTCGTCCACTCGCCGACGGACGTCTTTTGAAATCGTGACAATCATGTGTGACTCCTTTCTAGAGTTCCAACTGGAACGGTTGTGCGGTCCGAAGCTGATTGGCCAAACGCTTACGCTTCTCTTTCTGCGCTGAGTCCAAGCCAGGGTTGACAATCGCGGCGGCCTTCGCGACAAACAGCTTGTCATAGAAGTACAAGTGACCGTTCCGCAGTGCCTGTCCATCCAACGTGCCTATGTTATTGTGGTACGTGCGCTGGATGGAGTTGATCTGCGGCGCAGACAAGTTCTTGCCCAGCAAGTAGGCAGCATTGTCGGCCGCGCATAGGTCCTTCAACGCCTTGATCTGTTCCGGCGCTAACGTCTTGGGGTTCACCGAGAAGTAGGTGTCGTAGCCACGTAGGCCCAAATTGAGGGTGGCGCTCAGACGATGGGCGATCTTGTAGGCTTCACCCCGGCCCACACTATAGCCCTCTTCCAGCATCTTGATCACCGAGGAGCGAATCCTCGGTGAGAGTTTGCCGCCGTCAAAAACGGCGCTAGTGATGACGAGACCGGGCGTGCCGGCAAGTGCGCTCCATGCGAGTTGCTGTTCTCTCTCTTTATCCATTTTGATCATCCTTTCCTGTGAGTCTCCACACGATGTACTTCCGCTTGAGTTCTCGAAGCGTCTTGGCTTTCACGGTGCACATGGGATCTTTGCCGTTTATGTATTCAAGCTCCCAACGATACGCCATTTTTCTGCGTTTCTGATGCAGCCACATCCAACACACAAGGTTGGGGTTGTCAGTATAAGGTCCAAAGAACCAGTACTTTATGGCGGTTCCTTGCATCCGCACTGGCCGTTCATGAATAATCGAGGCAACGGCCCTATCAAGTCGCGTGATCATTCTTCACACAGCTCCTTTCCCGCCAACCTATAGGCGGCGAACTTCGCCTTAAGTTGGTGTAGTTCCGTGGCTTCAATCGACCAGTCTTTAGCCGAGGCCCCATACACTGTCCCGTTGCGCACGACAATGGACTGCCACAGCTTCCACCCGTTCTTCGTCAGGGCCAGCCGGTAACAGCCAGAGTTCTTGTCATTCCAGTGCCACGACCAGTTGTCTGCATTCCACGTCACACGCTGGACTTCATTGATAGGGTCTTTGGCAAGCACTTTGTTGGGGATGAACTGTGGGAACCACTTGGCCACCACCATCTCGGCGCTCCGTGTCCGAGGCTGATACGGTGGGGGACACACCTGGTCGTAGTGCTCCCCATGTCTATTTTTACTCGGCATCCTTCACCTTTCCTGTCAGGCGATAGTAGGCGATACCCTCGACACACGGACGGATCGAACGGGACCACCCGGTGTTGAGACCCACCCATGTCCCAGAACGCTTATCGGTGTCGTCCCAGGCCCACGCTCGCCACTCCACGCGATTCGGGCCAGAGATGCAGGCGATCTGGATGTTCCAGCCGCCGATGTACCACGCCATATAGTCATCGTTCCGAACTTCAGTCGCCGTAACAGCGTTGGAAAAGAGACGCCTGACAAGGGCGTCTCTTTTTTGTTGGGTATAGCGTCGATGCTTGAGGTCGTTCATGTTGTAGCACCTGCTACTTTCCACGCCGCATGGCTACTTCTCCTCGTGGATCGAGAAGGGGACGTGCTCGCCGTAGCCGGGCACGACCTGGGACGAGACGCACCACACCACGGGCACATCCACCGGACTGCTCGTGCTGAAGTCCGTGTAGCCATCCGTCAGGCAGACGATCACCTCGACGTCTTGCAGCTTCTTCGCAATCCACCGGAAGCCCGCTTCCATATCGGTGCCACCGCCGGAGTAGAACTCCAGCTTCACCTCGTCGCCCTGCGCCGGCACGAACTCCAGGTGCTTCTGGACCTGGGTGTCCACATAGAGGACATGCACCTTGCTGGGGTTGCACTGCTCAATGATGCGTGCCATGTGGCCGGCGTAGTGCCGCAGTTCGATCTCGGAGATCGAGCCCGACACGTCGATCTGCAGGCAGATCTCGCCCATCATGGGCGTCTTGCCCACCCACGGCAGGTAGTGCTCGGTGTAGCGACGGTTGCGCTTGGCCCACGTGGACTCTGACCGGGCGAACGAGGTCATGTAGCGTTCGAGCTTCTCGTACCACGGCACCTTAGACTCGATCAGTTCGGCCGCCCACTTGCCAATGGCACCGGGCAGCTTGCCCTGCATCTTGGCCGTCTGGGTGGCCTGCGCGATAGCGACCTTCATCTCGGCCTCCTGCTGCTTGGCCTGATCGGCCGTCATCGGGCCGCCCTTCTGCACCAGGTCACGGCCCACCCCGCCGATGGCCTGCCCGTGTCCGGGGCACTGGCAGGGTTGCCCACCCTTGCCGTGCTTGTGCTGCTTGGACTTCGACTTGCCCTGGCCCTGCTTGGACTGCTGTTGGCCCTGGCCCTGACCATCTTGCCCGCCATCGCCGTCCTGGCCTCCGCCCTGCTGCTGGTCGCCCACTTCGCCGCCGCACTGGGCGCACTTCACGGGCGGCAGTTCGTTGTAGATCTGGTCGGTCGTCTTGTCCTTGCTGCCCGGCATGTCGATGCCGCCCTCGATCATCTTGCCGATGCCGTCCTGCTTGAGCAAGTCGTTGATGAACGCATCGCCGGCGATGTTCCACTTCAGCTGGTGCCGATGGCCGAGACGTCCGGCGTGCTGGCACACCACGTGCATGACCTCATGGGCGAGGAGGAAGATCACTTCTTCCACGTCCATGTTCTCGATGAACTTGGGGTTGTAGTAGATCTGTCCCCACTGATCGACGGCCGCCGTCGGGCACCACGGTTCGGTGACGGCGACGAGGGGACGTCTCAGCAAGATCGAGGCGAAGAACGGGTGCTGAAACACCATGTGCGCCTTAGCGCGTTCGAGAACTGTTGCCATTGGATTACGCTCCTTCCTGAACACTGACGTTGTTGTTATTCACGTTTCCCACTGCTACCACATAACTCCTTGTCCGGCGAGGTAGAAGAACCACGCCGCGAATCCGAAACAGACTAATGCGATCCACCCGGTGCCGATCCGACCCAGCATCATGTTGTCTGACATGAGGAACATCCACGCGTAGAAGTTCCAGCACCACACCAGACCGCACGCGACTTGTGACCACTTACTCCACGACACGCGTGACTCCTTTCTTCTGTGTAGCCGATGCTACAGGCTCAAACTCGCCGGTCAACTTGAACACCGTCATGATCGCCACCACGTCTTCATCGGTGCGGCAGGCGACGTTCTTGGTCCCAGTACCGACATGATCAACAAGTCGAAGGACCCACCGGCGCCCAGTTCGTGAACCTTCCACTGGGCCTAGTACTCCTGGAGAATAGTCACTACTCCAGGTACGGAACTCGTCCGCCGTGGTGATGAAGATCCCCAGCTTTATATCGTTTTGCCGGCGATCACCCGGTTCTCTGTAGATCTGCCACCAGTCCCTAGCAACTGGACCGGGGGAGGTCAGGGGTACCGGAATCGGTACCCCTGAGTTGGTCGTCCGAACGATGCCATCTGGATTAGAAGATGACATCGGAGTTCTTCACCGTCCAGTCGATGAAGGCCTTGTTAGAGCGGAGCTTCTTGTCCCGCACCAGCGCGTCCTTCACGCACAGCACGCTGAATTCCTTGGGCATCCGCGCCATGTAGTCGAGGACGAGGTTAAAGTTGGCCGGCGTGGCCTTGTTCGCCAACGCACCCGAGATGGCGTACTGTGTCGCCGGGTCGGTCGGGACCTTGGCCTTCTGCGGATTCTTCAACACCTCGTCCAAGTCCGGGAGGTTCATGTAGATGCGGCGGAAGCCGATGTACTCGGCGGCCGCACCCTCGCCCACCTCGCCCGCCACGTTGCCCATGTAGCAGGCTTCGTCGAGTGTGTCCGGAATCAGGCTGACCTTCTCCCAGCTACGGGGCGTCGGATTGCTGCTGCGGTTCGGGTCGAAGTCGAACAGCAGGTTCGGCTTGAAGCGCAGGAACTGGATCATGTCGGTGGGCAGGCCGTTCGGCTGGGCGAAGCCCTCAATCCAGTCGTCCAGGTTCACGTCGAAGTGGAGCATGCGGACGCGGTTGCCAAGCTTCGTCGACAGGCGATTGGCGCCCGACTTGTCCTCAGTGCGGTTGCCCGTGCAGACCACGTAAAGTTCGTCCGTGAGCTGCAGGTCGCCGACCCGCTTCTCCAACAGCAGGCCCGAGAGAACGTTCTGCACCGGCATTGTGCTGTCAGTGAACTCGTCCAAGATCAGGCTCGCCGGCCCCGTCCCCTTGCGGATGTTGTAGAGGATGGACGGCGGCACCCAACGCACCGACTCGCCACTCAGCTCCGGCAGCCCGAGAAAGTCGCACGTGTCGAGGTGGCTCGGGTGCATGAACAACTGGCGCTCCTTGGGAATCGCCTTGCCGTCCGACGCCACGAGTTCCTTGATCGCGTCCTTGGCCACGCTCGTCTTGCCACCGCCGGGCGCGCCGGTGATGAGGAAGCGGACTTCGTGACCACGGGGAGCCGCGAACTGGGCGGCGAGGGACTTCTTGATTTGAGTGTAGCGCATGGTGTGATTCTCCTCAGTCGTGGGGTTTCTTTATCGTAGGTCTCCCACGGTCCTACGCACAGCCAGTAGCACCATGCTACTGGTCTGTATCTTGTGGACACCCGGTAAGGAGTTCCGCCACAAGGGCGGCCCTCAACTCATCCCAGGTATCAAATCGTTGAACAGGCCTATCCGAGTTGTAGTAGCGCAACCACAAAGGTTGTGCAGGATAGCCAATTTGCTCTTCGTCTTGTGCCACTTTTATGCCGATCTGCACACCGACGTTACCTATGTAGCCACGATAGTTTGTCCAATCACCATTGGCATCATACCGCTGTCTGTCGAGCGTGCGGTAGAATCCCCACTCATTGAGCTGCTCTATGACGGTGTCGAGTTCTTCCGGTGTTAGGGCTGGCATGTGTCGTCCTCGTTGTCTTCGATTCCCAAGTGAAAGAGTAGCACACGGCGGACAAGTTCCTCTTCGGATGTCAGGCCGATGCTGCACACATTGCTCGTATCGTAGGATGTGTGCGTGGCGCATACGTCGCCCTGGGCAGTTCTCAGAATCCACCACCCTGGACCGGTGTTTGTTCCTGTCGACGCCCACATGGTAGTCCCACGTGTGGTATTGCGCTCGGGAATTTTCTTGAGTTGTAGCTTTGCTACAAGTTCGTCCAGCGTCATGGCGTTACGATCTCCAGAATTGCCACCACCGCTTGGGTGCAGGGTGGACTGGGGGGCGCGGCTCGAACCACTGACCTTCGATGTTGCACAGGTAATCCATGTTGTGCCCATTCCGCAACACCGAACAGTACTTAAACGAGTGTTGTGTTTGCTTGGGATTTCTGCATTCGTCGAAATTAGCTATGCCGCGTAGAGTACACAGCGCCTGCCGGTACCAATGAATGCAATCCACGCAGCGCTTCTCCTCGACGCCGTGTTCGAGCAAGTAGATGATGCGCTCCTGGGTGCGGCGCTCATGGAGCTCGCGCACTAATTCCTTGACGAGCAGGCGCGGGAAGAATCGCAGTAAAAACGCACGTTTGAACTTCTGCATTAGACTTCTCCTGTCAGACGCCACGCCACGAAGCGGGCCTCGGCCTCTTTCAGGCCCACGTTGTTGGCAATCTTCACTGTATTTGCATAACCGGGGTAGCCCAAGTAGATGCGCCACACATTTCGTTAATATGGAGTGGGAATTTCTTCCAGACGTCGCCGCCTAGTGAACGAAAGCCCCAGGTATGGAAGATACCTGGGGCCTTGACGGTCGTTCGTGTCGTGCTTCATCTCATGTGCTCCTTAGACGTGGTAAGTCAGCGTCTTACGACCGCTGCCCTTGCACGCGGGACACGGTTCGTTCGCGTTGTCGGCACTGTGCCCGAGTCCATTGCACGCCTGGCACTTGGGGGCCGGCACCTGCGGACTCACGATCTCCGTGTTCGGGGGCGCGGCGTGGAACCCAATGCGCACCGACTTGGACTTGACATTGCGGCTGCCGCTCGGGGTCTCACCCACCTCGTCATCCTCGGCGCTCATGTGGCGTTTCAAGTTCTTGAGCATAATGCCCGCCCCCAACGCGGACCCCTCGGCCCCCTTGCGCAGGGCCGGCATCATGTCCCATAGGTAAGCGGCCAAGATCAGGGCCGTCACGACTATGCCCAAGATCTGGGTGGGATAGTCCATGCCAGCCTGGCGCAAGATCCATCCGACCTCGATGCCCCCGCCGACGACGATGGTGAGGTCTGCGATCAGCGCCACACCGGTGAAGAATGTTTTCATACGTGTCTCCTTTTCTTTTTGCTACGTTGACCAGGATGTAGCACCTGCTACACCTCTGTGGGAGATTCACCTGTTAGACGCCACACGGTGAACCATTGATACACTTGCATCCAGTCGTCCGTCATGGGAGATGCTTGTATTATTTTATTCGTGGCTTGGTCTGTGGTGTAGAGGGCCGCGAATGAGCGATCTGCCGACAGCCAAATGAGAGACTCCCCGTTGGTAGTCGCCTTGGCAATGAAGATGCGCCACGAGATGTCGGTAAACCTTTCGTTGTTCGTGGCCCACCGAAATTCGGACTCCCGCCCAGATAGGGCACCCACCGGGATGGGATAATCCGCTAACTTTCTTAAGGCCATGTGAACTCTGGGTAGGTGAACTTCAGCCACACCACGTAGGCAATCAGGTCCCGGTCGGTCTTGAACGATTTGTCCTTCGGGGTACTGGCCCCCTCAAAGAAGATACGTATGACCCACTTCGCCCCCTTGATCGTGGCCCGATCGCTTTTCGCCAACGGCTTCGAAACCATCTTGTAGTGTTCGACGGTCGTGATGTAGATGCGGGGGCCGCCGAACGTGGCCTGTTTTGTCAATAACCACCAGCTCCACGTAGCCCACGTGGTGGGGATGGGAAACGTGCCCGTGTTGATGTGGTCTCGTTTAGCGTCGGCCATAGTCCCACCAGTTCTCTTGTTGATGGGTCGTCGCAATCGCTACAGTCCCAAGGCCTTCCAGATAGGGGTCAGCTCGATATTTCTTGAACCAATAGAACCAGCCCCATTTGTAGCGTTTCCACTTTGGCTTCACTTGTGTGCTCCTTTCTTCAAACGTGGCGCCAGGTTCTGGCAGAGACGACTGGCCCTTAACCAGCGGTCTAACGTGTAGCGTGTGCTACAGGTATCGATCTGGCGATAGATGCCCAGCGTTAGGTTGGACGTGCCCCGTGTGGGTGTCGTCTTCATCATCTTGGTGTGCAGATGGGGGCCCGAGAGATTCTTCCATAGTCCGAGCTTCCCATATTGGAGCTCCCGCTTCAGTGCGACCAACTGCCACTTCTTGGCGTTGGCCTTGGGCCCTTGGGCAATGAGCGAATAACGCATCAGCATGGGGCAACTCCTGTCATGATGAGGACGGCGAGATCTGCAAGGGCATCCTCGGGGCGGCGTCGGCCACAATAGGGACCATTCATATAGTTGCGCGCACCGTTCTTATCGGGGGGCCCGAGCTTGTGAATGAGCCACTCTCCGTTGCGCATGTTGTAATCGTCGGACTTATTGTTCTCATCTTTGCAGAACACGAGCAGGTATTCACCATCGGGTGATCGCCACGACGCATACCAACTTCCCGGTCTCGCGTAATGATCGTTCCACCAGTCGGTGCCAAGAACGTCGAACTCCTTGGGCAGCTCTTTCGGCACAGGCACTGGCAACGCCTTTCGTCGGCTCATAGAATAGTCCCCAGCAAATTGGCCCGCACAACTAGGAGATTGATGTGGTCTAGGCTACGGACGGGCACAGACTCTATATAGTCGCCCTCTTCGTTGGGCCTTAAGAGATAGAGACTGACAGTCCATGTTGAGGTATCACGATCCACGTAGAGGTTACCGACACCCTTAACTTCCCGATTCGCGTTGAAATAGATGCCGCTACAGGGTGGCGTTGCATTGCACCTATAGAACTGCGGCAATTCGTGGTGTGGGCACGAGATGTAGACATCGAAGCCGCGCCGATGGAGCTCCAGGGCCCACCGACGCGCCTTCCGAACGTGACGTTTCGCTTTCATCTTTTGTTGAACCTCCAAATGGAGACCCAGGGGTAGGAAGCTTCCACCTCCTACCCTAGGGACTACACTCTAGGCCGCCACGTCGACCTGCTGCTCCTCCTTGCTGCTGGGAAAGGGCTTGCCCGTGTCGTCGCAGTTGATACGCCGCCGGTGGTTGATGATCGCACCCTCGCTGTGCTGCGTCACGCGGCGCTCGTCCTTCTTACCGCGCTTGGAACCCCGGCTGTGCGCCCGGAGCTTGCCCGTCTTGGGGTCCTTCTTGCTGAAGTAACGGGCGATGGCGCCCCGCTTGCCGGGATTACCCTGCTTGATCTTGTTCGCCTTCGGCATTGCTGGTGTCTCCTTCCTTAGTACTTGCTGTTGATTTGCGGGATGGCCGTGGTCATCTGGATGCGCAACTGGCCCACAGTCAAGTTGCACACCTGCGGAAACTCCGCGTTATCGAGCTCGATGCAGATGACCGCGTCCGCCTTGACGGCGCGGTCGATGTTGATCTGCGCGGACGACGAGGGGCCAGGGGTGGTGTCGTCGTGGGCGTAGGGCCCGGGGTCCCGACGCCCATGAACGCCACTGTCACAGGCCGCCGTCACCGTGACGGCCATGACAATAGCAATAATCGACTTCGTGTGCATCGAATGGAGCCTCCTGAGCTCCGTGTGTGTAGCACCTGCTACAACCTTGTTGGGCGTCTACTCTTCTGAGACGCCAAAGATTTTGCTGAGATACAGGTTTCGACACTTTGCGAGGCTCTTATGGTCGGCCTCAATACGCACATTGCCTCGTGAAGAGCCCATAATCCACTTGTTGTTGTAGTAAAAGACTTGGAACCAGTTGTACCCTTGTTGTTTCACAACTTCCCAGATGCCATACTTGAAATCAGGGTCCCACTCCTTCGGTTTATAGGTCCACGACAGGTGGCCGAAGTGGGCTTGAAGTTGTTTCGGGAGTAGCTTGGTCTGTGGCTTCTTGATGCTGATGCTGCGGCGTTTACGCGTTTTCATTCCCATTCTCCCAAAATTCGATGCCACTCTGGACTCAGGGTGAGGAATTCACTGGGAAGCTTCATTTTAGACCCACTCTCCCGTCAGCACTAGCGCGGCGATTTCGGCCTTCATTTGCTCTGGTGTCTCGGTCGCGATGAAGAGTCTGCTACCACCAGTGCCATACCCAAATCGAACAAGACGCCATTTGCCATAATGTCCGTAGTTACCGCGCCAGCGCGGACTCAGCAAGTAGAAGCCGCGTTGGCTGTCGTCGTGCTCGTCGGTATACCACCAGCGCCCACCGTCGACTTCACTGCTGCCTTTCTTCCACGCCGCGGTGTCGGCGAGACACTCGGGAAATGTATCAGATGCGACAACGCTCATTCGATTTCTCCGGTCAAGCAATGGAGGATCAGCGCCCTGGCCATGGCTTCACGATGGGCAATAGTCGGACTTGCCATCGCTTCGTGTGACGGGATAGGTGGTTTTCATCAGGATAGCTCCTAAGTTTGTAGCACCTGCTACAACAGCGGACAGAAGGCACGGCACACACGAATACACACCACTACACTACGCGTTAAAAGATGCTGACGGGGACTTCGACGATACTACTGGCGAACGATGGGATAGTCGCTGAGGTGCCACGCGAACGCGGCCAACACGACGACCAGGGTACCCATGATCGCGACGAGCAACTGGATGATGTCCATCGGCCGGCCAAACGCGCCAAAGACGACGGCGAGCATGACAAACAGATAGACGAGCATCCAGATAACTGATCGGCGCCACTGCACGAGGGCACTGGCGTGGCGGAGATTAAGCAGGTCTGACATGCTCAATTCCTCACGATCCAGAGCAACACCACCACCAACCAAAAGGCGAGTGGTGGTGTAGCAAGTGCTGCACACCAGCGTTTCCACGTGTATTTCTTCTTCGTGAACGGGGTCATGGTCAAGATGCTGACGATGGCGTTCACCGCAAACCACGCGGTGGCCGACAACTGCGGCAACTCTGGCATCAGGAGGTTGATCTTCCAGATGAACCAGGACTCCCACATCATGGAGAGCAGGCCAAACAGTGGTAGCACGAGTAACGCCACCAACAGGCTGAAGATTTCTAACATAGGGACTCCTTTCGTAGGTGTGTCCCCATGTGCCGTGCCTACTATCCACTGTTGCTGATAGGTAGTATGCAACCTAGAGGACCCGAAATGTAGCAGATGCTACAGGTGGATTTCTAACGTTAGTGCAACAACTGACCGAACAGGATACGCTCCCCTTCTCGCGGGGCGCCCATTTTGGAATACATGGTGAACGGCATGGTGGCCACGGTGGTCTCGTGCTGCACCATTGCCGCCGTGAGGGACTCGGCCGCCGTGACGCGGACGTGCCGGCCCTCGTTCAACTGCTCGACCTTGACGACGACCAGTGAGGTTTGTTTCATCTTTGGAGCTCCTTTTACTGGGCTCTAGGCTGGATACTACCTACCCGCAACGGTGTAGCACGTGCTACAAACGGACGCGATGGGCACAATGGGAGACACCCCTGGCCTTGGGGTTTAATGGTGACTAACGGGTGAAGTAGCGGTAAAGCTCGCGCTCACGGTCGACATTCGACACGTGCTGCGCGTCACTGAGCTTGGTTGCCCAGTGTTCGACGTCGAACGTGTCCCCGCGTTTGATGGCGCGGATGCACGCACGTTCTTCGGCCCTGACCTGGCGCTGGCGCACACGGTCATCGGCCAGGTGTTCGGCTTCAAGGACCATGCGGTCGAGGATTTCTGGCAGGTAACGGTCGCGGGGATTCTCGGACGTGGATTTCATCATGGGACTCCTGACGTGGGGATGCCCCCTATTGTGCCCACCTAGCCAGTTGTAGCACGTGCTACAGTTGTGGATAAGTAGGTGGCTAGCGCGGAGAATTGATCTTCTGAAGTTAGTTGCCTAACTCCGACTCTAAACTCCTCTCGGAGTTGGAAGGAAGGTTGTCACGATGCCGACTCACACTGTCGCTCTTAGTAGGGATTACAGACGATGCTTGACTCCCAACAGCTACGTTAATGCTGTCCCTGTCCGCTATGCCCACACGACGCATTGCCGTATTGCTCGCCTGATACAGATGTGGAGGGCGCTACAGGATTATGTGGGACGTCCCGATAGTCTGGGCGTCACGTCCTGCTAAGGCGCTGGATTACGGCGCCTATTCCTAGTCTCATTCTCTCGGCCCTCTGGTTGTTACGAGGGTTCCTTTGCCCACTGGCGCAGTTGCCGCATCACCGGCCCTGCCGTGGTCGCCTTTCGCCATTTGTTGCGAGTGATTCTCAGACTGTAGCAGGTGCTACAGTGGATACCAGACTCTCGGCAAACTATGGGACACAAGCCACGCAACGACAGGCATTATGGGTTAGCCTGCTACCACGTGGGTTATAGGCGAGAGTAGGGAATAGCACGTTTCACAACGTCCCGATATGATGTCCGATCGTCGCCTTTGGCCTAACCTGCAAACTGTAGCAGATGCTACAAATTTGGCTTGTGGCTAGACTTTGGGGCTCCTGGATAGCAGAGCATAGCTCCGCCCTCTGGCCCAATGTCCCGTATTTAGTTGACAAAGATCACGTATGTCTGGTTTCGCCGTTTCCGGCTCATCAGTAAGGGTAATTCACCCTTAGACCAGAGGTAAGGCCGGGGTTTGCCCGGCCTTACCTTGTGTGTTACTTGGACTGCTTGACCGCCCGGAGTTCGGCGCGAATGGCACGCATGATGCCTTCGGCTACCTTCAGCGAGGCCGCATCTGTCGGATAGGCCGCATTCCACGCCTCACGCGAGGTATCGACGCTGGACACTGCTTCGTCTGCGGCCTGCTTCTCGTCATTCTCGGCGCCGATCGCAGTCCCGTCCGCCTTGAATCCCGCATACTTGAGAATGCGGTAGAAGGACGTGCGGGCGTAATCGACGGACGCACCACGCTCTGAGACCATGTAGCGCCCCCATGCGTCCTGTGTGAACTTGCGAGCGGCCTTGTCCGCTACAAGTTCGGGCGTGAGAAACGCCTTAGCCGCCGTCGCCAGCGTCTCATCCGTCTTGGCAATCAGCGTGGCAGCGTGTTGTAGTGCCGTCATGTTGAGCTGAATGGTGCCAATGGTGACGATCATGTCTGAAGTGGCCTGAGCGGTCGTATTTTCGGTATTCATGTGATTCTCCCTATCTGTAGCAGTGCTACCGGATAGGCACCATGCCTATCAGGGTAACTTCGCGCCTGCTTACCGCGCGTTTGAGTTGTCAAAGAACGACGATGCCGACAAGCATATACAAGCGCCGTGCCAACACGCTAAGTTGTTGATTCTAAAGAGTTTACCCACTTGGCACAGGTATGCTTTAGACCAATTTACCGTGTAAAAAGGTAATTGGTATATGTCATAACTACATCCCACAGGAAGTTCAACGAATTGGATAGGAAATCCAAACGGTTGGATCCGTAGCTGGTGGGGGCGCCCTACCCCTCGCCTCGGTCACTTGCCCTAATAGGCCAGATGCCCTAGGATCGCTGGCCGGGGCACCTTTTGCCCCTAGGGGCCACCCCCGGCGGGGGGAGAAAAAAGGCCCCAAAATTTTCCAGCACCCCCCAAATTTCAGCGTCCGGTGCGCCTAGAGCCCCCATCCAGAGCTCCCAGGGGTAGGAGGTCTGCCCTACGAGCTCATCGCCCCCAGAGGCTCCTAATGGGCCCTGGGGCCGGCGCCCACAGAACGGGCGCCCCTCGCCACCGTCTGCCCTAGAAATCTTATATAGAGTGAGCTTCCCACCTCGGGGGCTTCCAAACGGGGTGTTCCATCCCAATACCTATAAGGTATGTACTGAAATATGTGACAGAAACACCCCCCCAAATCTCGCTATCTGCCCTATTATCAACAACTTACAGCCATCTACCCTGGAAATCTATTTTGACACGTTCCATTTTCATCTGACACACCAAGGAAAGAGGCTAAATTGTTGATTTTAAACGACTTAGGGGCGTTTTTCAGCCCCCTAAGTAGGTGTTCCAGACCCCGTTCCACGCCATTTCACCCTGAAACACCCCCAAAATGGGCCGTTTTTGTAACCTCAGGCCAACGCCGGCGTCCAAGAACTATGACGCCAGCCCAGATTCGACGTGCGGCCAGGGATCGCCAACGTCTGAGACGCCGACGGGTCAAGGAAGCCCAGGAACAAGGACTGCCGGCCCCCCAGATGAAGCGTGGGCGGCCACGTAAGTTGCGCGAACTGACGGAAGAAGAGGCCAGGGACGCCAATACCGCCATGGTCCGGCGCTACCGAAGTCGCAAAGCCTGGGCGATTAAGATGTGGCGCAAGTTCGAGGGGTCCAAACTGGCCCGGAAACGCAAGATCTAGCCCTAGATCTTGACTTTGACCACAAGATGTGGTAGTCTAGTTGAAGCTTGGGGTGAGGTGGATCCTGTGCTGAAGCTGGCCCCTCCCACCTCTCCTCCCAGCCGCCCGGCGCGGTTGCATTCCCCTCCCCCAAGCGCCCCATTCGGGGCCATTTTTCATGAGGAGCGTTCCATTTGGCCCTTAGGGGTGAGAAGCAACTCAAGGCGCGGGCTGCTAAGATGCTCGAAGCCAAGATCTTGACCGGTAAGACCAACGCCGAATTGGCCAAGGACTTCGGGGTCGGGCCAGAAGTCGTGCGTCGAGCTCTCACGTTGGCCGAACGGGCCGAGATCGTCGTCAAGTTCGAAGACAAGCTCTATAACGACCTCTTGCCGGCCAGTTTTGAGGCCGTCCAGACGGCATTACAGGGCGGGGGCGACGTCGCGTTAGCCAAGATCGGGCTCCAGGTATTGACGGGAACCCAAGTATTGCGCCCCACGGCCCAGCGCTCAGCGATCCAGGCGCAGGAAGACGACGAATTGGCCCTCTATGTGGCCGCCAAACGGAAACAGGCCGAACTTCAGGCCCGCACAGTAGAGGCCGAATATGTCCACTCGACAGTTAATGAGGCAGAAGGCACGAGAAATCTTCTTCCAAGCCATGGACCCGCGACGTTTGTCGAGGAAGGAGCGCCGGAAGACGGTGAAGATGGCGCTGAAGACCCTCAAGTTGACGCTCCAGAAACAGACCTCAATAGGAGCTAATGACGATGTTTGATCACTACACCGACTCGTATATGAATGGACACTTCCGGGTCGCCATTGACTCGAAAGAGCTTCCCAACGGCGAGTGGGAAGCCTCGTATACGTCCCCCTGGGGCGAAACGGTGACCGCCACGTCGACCGATCAGATCGACGCCCATCGTCAGTGCGCAGAGAAGGTGCGCGAGGGCGTTCTCAAGCGCGAGATTCAGCTCGGCCGCTAGTTCCCTGTGCCCCCTAGAAAACTCTCTAAGCAAGAAGAAGTCCTCAAGGGGCTTCCTACAACGACGTCTGACCTCGGATTCCTGCCCTTTAAGGACGTCATCGAGGATCCGATGCTGATGAAGCCCCTGTGGGACCAGCTCTCGGCGCCGCAGCAGGTGGCGTTGAAAGCGTTCTATGGGCTCCCACTGGAGGGCCGCGAGCTCGACATTTGGGCCATTTTCCAGGACTCCTGCACCTACGATCCCCTTGGGTACGTCACAGATATCGTGCGAGTACCCTACACGCCCAAAGAATACTCACTCCTGGTGGGTATTCTTGGGCGGCGTTCGGGGAAATCAAGCCAAATCACGGCCTTTGCCACCCTCTACGAGATCCTCTTTGGGGGTCACATGAAGGACGTGATGAAGGGCCAGGACGTAGTAGTGCCGTATATTGCGCAGGACTTGGCGACCGCGAAGGCCAACATGGTCTTTGTGGCGCTGATGGCCCAGCAGGTACCCCTATTAGCTAAACAGATTAGCTACTTCTCGCGGGATCGCATCGAATTTAAGAACGGCATTGTGATGTTGCCAGAACCCCCCGCCATCAAGACCGGTCGTGGCTTCGCCATGCCGATCGTCATTGGCGACGAGGTGGGGTTTTGGTACAAGACGGCTGAAGCGGCCAACCCTGACGTTGAGGTCCAGCGAGCTGTCCGTCACGCCCAGGCCCAGTTTTCCAGGGCCAAGCAGTTCCTGATCTCGACGCCCTATACCGAAGAGGGCTTGCTGTGGAAGTATCACCGGGCCGGCACCGCCGGCGCCAAGACCTCGCTCGACAAGCGCGACCAATTTGCTGACGTTCTGGTGTTGCAGGCGTCGACGGCCGCGATGGAGAACCCCAGGATTAGCCGCAAGCGCCTGGTCGAACTCCAGATGGAAGACCCTGACGCCTTCATTCGTGAGTCGTTAGCGCGGTTTGTCTCGTCGATTAATAGCTATTTTCCGGCCGAGTTGATCCACAAGGCCACGATGCAGAACAAGGCCGAGCGGACCCGCGCTGAAAACGAAGACAGCGGAATGTTGCCTAATTATGTGGCGGCGATGGACCCGGCGTTCCGACATGACGACTTTGCCTTCTCGATCTTCCACGTCGACAAAGATGGAACCGTAGTCCAGGACGTCCTCAAGGTCTGGAGCCCTAACGAGAATGGCGGCCAACGCCTCAACCCGGGGGACATCTTGGCCGAAATTGGCGCGATTTGCCACAACTGGAACATTGGCGTCGTCTATAGCGACCAGTATCAGTTGGAATCACTCCAGCAGATGGCCCAAACCTACAACTTCTCCATCATCGGCAAGGACTTCACGGGGGCGAGTAAGGCCAAGATCTATGGCTCGTTGCTCCACCTGATGAGAACGGAGAAGATCAAGCTGCTCGATAAGCCGGTCATTATCACGCAGTTGACGCAACTTCAGAAGAAACTGGGCGCCATGAACACCGTACGCATCAGCGCCCCGAACGGAAAACACGATGACGTGGCTAGCGTTATTGCTCTGGGTGCTTCTGTGGCCCTAATGCATCGTCCCGACATCAAGCTCGTCAAGAAGGAGCCCACGTTATTTGACTTGGGTATGGATTGCATCCGGCGCCGGCGTCTGGAAGCAGAAGAGGTGTGGACTTAATGGCAGCGAAGAAAGCTGATCTCAGCGAAGAACTCGTCCTGCTCGTTAAAGAAATGATGAAGCAGCAGGCCGAGGTGTTGAAAGTCGCTATGGAAACCCAGAAGTCCCAGGCCGAAGTCCTCAACAAGTGGATTGGGATGTTCACGCCCCAGGCCCAGCCCTATAAGTCCACCACCGAAGACGAACGTGCCAAGCTCCGCGAGGAGATGGACGCGGCCCAGTGGGAGCCTGTAACGGCCCCGATGTTCCCCGATACTGACGGAGACCTGTTCAATGGAATCTAGTTTCGCCGCCCCTGTAGACACGAGCGGCGTCCCCACCCCAGGCGCCACCGCAGGGCCCGTCCCAGATCAGCAGATCGCCACAGCTGGGCGCGTCGAGTCTGACGCTCAGCTCGTTAGCGAGATCTACAATAAATATGATCTCCGGCGTCAGATGCGTCGTCCCTATGAGGTGCAGTGGTATCTGAACGCGTCTGCCCTCCGAGGCTTCCCTGACGTCAGGTGGAACGCCGAGCTCAACCGCCTGGAGATCAAGCGAGAGCCGGCCCATCGGAAGCGCCATCGCATCAACCACATCAAGCCCAAGTATGTGGCGCGAGTCGCCAAGTATACGAAGATTCCACCGAATCCCACGGTGGTGCCCGCCACGTCGGACCGCGAAGACATCTTTAACGCCCGCGCAAGCCAGAAGGTCCTTGAATACTACACCCGGAAGGGCCAGTTGCGTCAGAAGTTTATGTCGGCCATGCAGTGGGTGCCGCTGACAGGCAAGGCGTTCTGGTGGCTCCATTATGACGACAACCAGATGAGCTTCTCCCCGGTGGAGCTCGATGGTGAGCGTCGGCCCATTATGGGCGAAGTGGAGTGTAGTTTCGGGAGCGCGTTCGAATTTCTGCCGGCCGACCCTGGAATTGAGCTCCTGGCGGACCAGCCCGAGATTCATCGCGTCCGTCTGGAGCGCTGTTCAGATATTGAGAAGCGATATAACCAGCTTCCAGGAACGATCGCCAAGGAGTCGAACAACAACGACTTGTTCTTCTACCAGCGCCAAATCGCCGACCTTGGCACTCGTCAGCAGGGAATCGCCTCGCGTTCGGCCCAGTCCATTGCCGAGAATGACTCCACGAACGACGGTTATGCGCTCGTCATCGAGACGTTCACCAAGCCGTGCGCCAAGTATCCCTTTGGCCGCTACGTGGTGGTGGCAGGGAAGAAGCTGCTGAAGAAGCAGGACTCGATCCCGGGCAACTTCCAGGCGGTCCACAAGAACCCCTATCCGTGCGTCGAATTCTCAGACGACGCGGCGCCGGGACAGTTCTGGCCGGACGCCTTCATCGAGCGCCTGGTGGGACTGGCCAGCGAATATAACGAGTATCGGTCGAAGATGGCGGAGAACATGGCCATGCACTTCTTCCCCAAACTCGTGGTACCGAAGCAGCTCAATCTCGCGGCCGACGCCTACACGTCCGAAGCGGGCGAGCGTCTGGATGTGAACTGGATCCCTGGCATTCAGATGCCATCATTCCTGCAGCCCGCCAGCGTCATCGGTGACGCCTGGAACGTCCTCAATACGATCCGTAAGGAGATGGACGACATCACGCTCATCTACCCGACGGCCGTGGGCGGCGCGGGTGGAACGAACAGTGGCTTCCAGGCCAATTTGCTCCAGGAGGCGGCGGACCAGGTCCATGGGCCCTCTATCGCCCGGAACGCCATGGCGTTAGAAGAAGCCTATATCAAGATCCGTCACTTGATGAAGATCAGCTACGACATCCCGAGGTTGGTGTCGATCGCGGGCAAGAATAACATTCCCGAGGTCTACGAATTTAGCTCTAGCCAGATCGACGAGCAGGCCGACGTTCGTATCGAGCCCGATACGATGATGCCCATGCTGAGGTCTGCCCGTGTGGACATGATCCGGGGCATGTACCAGGATGGCCTCTTTGGCGATCCGCAGGATCCCGCCACGAGAAAGCGCGTCCAGGACATGATCCGTATGGGCTATAGCGACTTCGAGATCGATCGCGATCAGCGTGACCAGGAGCAGGCCCAGTTGGAAAACATCCAAATGGGGCGCGGTGAAGAGTTGCCGAAGCCGCAGCCGTGGGAAGACCACAAGATCCACTGGGAGCTCCACACCGACTTGTTCAAGTCGCCCGAGGCCCAGCAGTGGTCCGACCAGCAGCGTCTCTCCGGCGCCTGGCATGCGATTGTGCATCTTTCATATATCAGCATTCCGGACGCGTTGCAGATGGCCGGCGAGTTTGGCCTGGCCATGAAGCTCCAAGAGCTGCTCTCACTGCGCCAGGCGGGCATGCCCGTTCCGCCAGCGCCCCAACCCCAGCCCATGGCCCCACCCCAGGCCCCCGGGGGCGCAGGAGTCCCCCCTCCAGGAGCTCCTCCCCCCGGTCCTCCCATTGGGCCCCAAATGTAAAAGTGACGATTGACTTTAGCCACAAGATGTGGTAGACTTTTTTATACAACTCCCCAATATGTAGCTGACAGTGCTATGTATTGGTGCTCCGTGGCAACCCCGCCCCGGGGCTCTTACTGTCCCACTCGCCAAGATTCGCAGAATCAGCCAGTGCGTAGCTAGTACGCCCGTTCGGGACCTAGCCCTCTGCAACCTCAATGTCAGTGACAAACGTCGTTACGGCCCCTGATTCGATTCAGCCAGCGACCATCGACTTTCAGGCCCTCCGGGCAAAAGCGATGGAGCATCCAGCGGGAAATGAAGTGGAAGCGGTTGCATCACCCGAACCCACCCCGGCGCCCGCTGTTAGTGATCCGGTAGCCCAGAGCACTCCCCCGGAGCAGGCTCCTCAGGCAGTAGACGCGGTAGCCCAGGCCAAAATCCTGGAACTCAGCGACACGGACCAGATTCGAGTCAAAGTTGATGGCAAGGAAGAGATCGTCAGCGCGAAGGACTATCGCGATGGCATCTCACGAGAAGCCGTTTTCACCAAGCGTATGCAGACGCTGGCCGAGCAGCGGCGTGAAGCCGAAGCTCAGTTAGCCGCGCAGTACGCACAAGTGCAGCGAGAAGCAGAAGCGATCGCGTTGGCCAAACAGCAGTTTGCCGCGCAGTTCGACGCTCTGCGAACTCCAGCGTCTCAGTCCGTAGCTCCGCAGACAGCGCCCCGTGCGCTGGACCCGCAGGAGCTGGCCACTCTGGGTGATGTAAATTCCACGATCGAACAGAAGCTCGAAGCGATTCGCAACGAGCAGAAGTCGCAGCAAGAGGCGTTCGTACGAGCGCTTGGCGAGGCGAGCCAGCAGGTTCAGACGCAGGCCCAGCTGCAGCGAGACACGATTGATTTTACGAATCACCTGCAATCGGTGATGAGTAAGCCTGAGTACCAGGTGTTGAATCGCGTGAGCCCGTTTGCAGAGGAGATTGTTCGGCAGAAGGTCGCCGCGATGGAGCCCCGCTCCATGGCAGAAGCGAAGGACTTCGCCGACACGTATGTCCGGGGCTGGTATCAGGACGTGACGGCTGCGATGGTGGAATCGGCTAAACGGCAAGAGGTCGCAAAGGCCCAGGCCAGACTAGAACCCCCACAGGGTTCGGCACCCCCGCCAGTTGCGCAATTCAAGCCCGGCGATGCGTTCCGCAAGGACGGAAAGTTCGATTGGGCGGCTCTTCGAGCCCGCGCTGAGGGGATGCTCTAGTTAGGAAGTCTTCCCTAGGAAGCTTCATCTCCCCGGACACACGTCCAGAAAGCTACTCTCATGGCATTCGATTACACGGCAGCGACTCCTATTCTGAAGGAAGTCTACCTGCCGGCGTTGCAGGAACTCCTGAACAACGCCACTCCGCTCCTGTCCGCGATTGAGAAGGATATTACCCCGGTTGAGGGTGGTAACTTCGTCATCGCGATCCACCGTACCCGCAACAACGCGGCCGCCATTGGCCGTGCGGAAGGTGGCACGCTCCCGACCGCTGGAACCCAGGGCTATGCCCGGGCGATCGTGCCGGTGAAGCAGCTCTACTCGCGCATCAACGTGTCGGGTAAGGCAATCGCCAGCACGCGTTCCAACAAGGGTGCCTTCCTGAAGGCGCTGGAGTCGGAAATGCAGTACGTCATGACCGACACCAAGCGCGGTCTGAACCGTCAGCTCAACGGCGACGGTACGGGCGCTTTGGCGTACTGGACCGGTGCGGACAACACCACGCCGGCGACCGTGGACGACAACCTGGGCAACGGCACCACGCACCTCCCGGTGGGTAGTGTCACGTGCGACTTGATCGATACCGACAACTCCACGAAGAACGGCGACTCGATCGTCATTACGCGTGGCGCGGTGGGTACGTCGACCACGTCGGTCAGCTGGTCGGGCTCGGTGTCGAGCTCGGGCGACGGTGACTATCTCGTCCTGGAAGATACCCTGGGCTACGAGATGACCGGTATCCAGGCTGTCATCAACGACGCGGACCCGGCGCTTCTGAGCGGCGGTCTCCACGGCCTGACCGTGGCGTCCTATCCTGATTGGAAGGCCGTCGTGATGGGTTCGGATTCTTCGCAGGAAGACCTGACCTTCGTCAAGATCCAGCAGCTCATCTCGCGCATCGTCAACGAATCGGCGTGCGACGAGAGCGACCTGAAGATGTTCCACTGCCACCCGGCGGTGCGCGACACCTACGTCAAGCTGTGCCAGGACGAGCGCGTTTTCTATAACGTCATGAAGCTCGATGGCGGCTGGGAAGCCGTGACCTACAACGGCAAGCCGATCGTGGCGGACAACCAGTGCCGTCGCAACGCCCTGTTCCTGATCAATCCGTCGAGCCTCTCGCTGATGCAGATGGCCCCGCTGGACTTCATGGACAAGGACGGCTCGGTGTTCTACCGCATGTCGGGCGGTGACGTCGACGCGTACGGCGCCACGGCGTTCGTGTACCAGGAACTTGGTTGCAAGGTTCGTAATCAGAACGGCGTGATCAAGGGAATTAGGGAGGTCTGGTCATAGAAATTTGGAGTTGACTTTCTAGCTCAGCTGTAGTACACTGAGCTAGTGAAGAAAACATCAAATCTTTCTCCAGATCAACTCATTGAGCTTCGGGCCAAGCGTGCAGCCTACATGCGTAGGTACAACGCAAGGCCCGAGGCCAAACTCCGAAATAAAGAACGCAATCTACGATACAAGTCACAAAGGCGGGAAAAGTTAGCAGCACAAGAAAGTGCCCGCTATTATGCGAACCACGAAAAGGCTCTAGAGTACAGACGCCAATATCGACATTCCCTAAGTCCAGAAGAAAAAGCCAGGCAACAACAGATCCGAAAAGAGTGGGCCCAGCAAAATCCTGATCGAGTCGCAGCGTCTTACCAACGACGTAAACACACCGATGCGTATCGGTATAAGGCCACAGAACAAAAGGGCAAACGTAAAGCTCGGGTTTCTGGAGCGCGTATCGAACGAATCAATTGGCGTCAGGTGTGGTCCACGTTTGACGGCACGTGCAATCTTTGTAAGAAAGAACTCCGCATCGGAGTTCACACCTACCACTTCGATCACATTGTAGCGTTGAGCCGAGGTGGCGCACACAGCACAGACAATCTTCAGATCGTCCACGCAAAGTGCAACCTTTCCAAAAATCGCTACTAACCCTACTGGCCTAGATGTGAAGCTATCCGCTGGGCTGTTAATAGGAGCACACCATGGCAGATATTTCGAAGCGCATTAAGACCCCCCGGCGTGAACGTGGCGACTACGCCCTCAAGACCGCCGCGTACGATCTCAAGAACAGCGAGTCCGGTTCTGTGTTCCAGTGGGACTCGACGACCGCGTTCAACTTCAACCTCCCCCGCGTACGCCCCGAGTTTAAGGGCGTCTTCTTCGATTTCGTCATCAATACGGCGGCGTCCAGTGGCACCGGCCACGGCGTCTCACCGGATTCCAATGACAAGATCATCGGTTGCGGCCTGACCGCAGCGGATAACAAAGACGTCTATTTTGCCACGGCGGGTGACGCCGTGGGCAACGGGTTCCGCCTTGTGTCCGACGGCCTGGATGGTTGGGTCATTTTCCACCTGAACGGCACCCTCAGCCGCGAAGCCTAATGTAGAGCCTCCGGGGGAGTGAGGAAACTTACTCCCCTTGACTCTTTCCTTACGAGGCTTCTACGTGGACAATCCGCAAGACTTCCAAGACAAACTTCATAACGCGTTTGATGGGCGACTGCGCCTCCGATGGTCTAACCAACGAGGCGAGTACCAGATCGAACAACGTGTGGCCCGTGGCATTGTGAACTTTCCGGCGCCCGATGACCAGGACGAGCAGATCCGTCTCAAAGACGGCTACTTCTACGTCATGAGCATTCGCAACGGGGATCGCATGCCGTGTCCAAAGTGCCACCACACGCTGAAGGTCCCCATTCGCGAAGTTCGAGAGCTCAAATGTGGCGCGTGTGAGGCCCGTGGCCAGGACTATCGCGTCATTGCTGGCTACTACCCGCTTGATGATCAGCTCCTGAACTACCTCAAGATGATCGACCCTCTGCGCGGCGCCTCCAAAGAGATGCGCGCCCGGATCGACAAGCACAACGCCGAGTTCACCGATAAGCAGCGGGACAAGGTGTTGACGCAACTGCGGGACGCGGCCGCAGACGACTTTACCCGCATCGCGGGAATCCCAACCACAAGCGTGAGCAAGATCATGCCGGGCACCGAAGGGGTCCGGGGAGCCTAAGCTATGAGTGACGCCAAATTTTTCATGCGGAAGACGCCGTATACGACGGAGCAGTTGACCGTCTCGAACGTCGTCAAGCAGTTGACGAGCGCCAAGGTTTTGAATACCGCTGGCGCCGAAGACGATGGATCGTCGCCGGCTCGGTGGGCCGTGACGTTTCCGGCCGATGCAGTCCAGGTCGAGTTGATGGACTCCAACGGCATCTATTACACGCTGGACGGCTCCACACCCTCAAGTACCAACGGTGGCCGATTGAGCGTCATGGGCGACATGATCATCGTAAGTGGCCGCACTAAGATCGCCAATCTGAAGATGATCCGCGTCGGATCAGATTCTGTTGTGAACGTGACCTACTACAGGGACTAATCGCATGAGGCAGCGTACATCGATCGGTATGACGATTCTGCTCTTGCTGGGTCTCTCCGTTTGGAGTGACGCGCAGAGCGTCGTCAGAAGTTCCATCACGAGTTTAACGGCCGGCGTCACGGGCACCTTGCCAGTGGCCAATGGCGGCACCAACAGTTCCACGGCCCTGTCTGGGTCGTCGATCGTCATTTCAAACGGCACCGGAATCGTGCAGGGCTCAGCCGGTACCACGACGACGGTGCTCCATGGTAATGCGTCTGGGGCGCCAACCTACGGGGCGGTGACGCTCACGACGGACGTGACCGGCACGCTCCCAGTATCGAATGGCGGCACCGGTGTCACCTCCGCGTCTGCTCTTAGAAACTTGTCGACGGCGGTCTCCGCCCTGTCAGACGGTGCCACGCCGGCACTCGATGCCTCGCTCGGGAACGTCTTCACGTTGTCGGCGGCCGGCAATCGAACGATCGCCGTTCCCACAAATCCCACGTCGGGGCAGAAGATCATCATCCAGCATTATGCGAGTGGTGCGGATCGCACATTGTCGCTGAATACGGGCGCTGGTGGGTTTCGTTATGGCACTGACATTACGGGCCTTACTGCAACGACGTCTGGAAAGACGGACTACATCGGCGCCATTTATAACGCCACGGATTCCAAGTGGGACGTGGTGGCCTATGTGAAGGGGTACTAATGCGTCGCCTAGTGGCCATTTCGCTCATCTTCCTCCTGACCATCTTCACGGCGCCGATGCAGGCGGCGCTGACGGTGGACGTGCTCTTGGTTGCCGGAGGCGGTGGTGGGGGTAAGGGCAACGCCGGTGTCGGGGGTGGCGGCGGGGGTGCTGGCGGCGTCAAGGAAACCAGCGGTGTTTCTGTGTCACCAGGCGCGTACAGCGTCGTGGTGGGCATGGGTGGTGCTGGATCAAGCACGAATAATGTGGTCGGATCAAGCGGCACAGATTCAACGTTCACGGGTGCAACCACAGCTGTCGGCGGGGGTGGTGGGTGGACGTACGATCAGGGCGGCGGCACCACGAGCGGCAACGGGGGATCCAGTGGTGGTGCAGCGTGGTGGGGCGCGCCAGGAACGGCAACGGCTGGCCAAGGTAATCAGGGTGGCACGTCGGTTTTTGGGGACAATGGCGGTGCGGGTGGTGGCGGTGCCAGTGCCACAGGCGGCGCCGCAGGCAGTACAGGCGGTGCCGGTGGCGCCGGCGTGTCAAGCAGCTATAGTGGCTCGGCCACGACGTACGGTGGTGGCGGAGGCGGTGGTGGCTCGACGGGTGGCGCAGGTGGCAGTGGTGGTGGTGGAGCCGGGGCTACAGGTGCCGTCGCCGGTACCGATGGGACGGCAAACCGTGGTGGCGGGGGCGGTGGTGGGTATTCGACAAGTAATGGTGGCGCGGGTGGCTCTGGTATCGCGATTATCCGGTATCTGACCGGCACGTTGACGGCTACTGGCGGCACCATTACGACCTCTGGCGGCTACACAATCCATACGTTCACCTCAAGTGGCACATTTACGGTGACAAATAGTGCGAAACATCGCATGTTCCTTCTTTTCCCAGGGGACGAGTAAATGAAGTGGATGGTCGCCGTTCTCTTGAGTAGTTGCCTTGTAGCGCCGGCATTCGCTCAAGAGCCCCTGACGCCGATTGAAAAAGAGCAGCTCGCAAGGGCTGCTCTTTTAGCTCAAGTCGACACCTTGACGCAGGAGTTGGCCAAATGGCGGCGTGAAGCCGCCGATTTGGCCATTCGCGTCAGCCAGCTGGAAGTCGTCCTGCAACAGAAACTGAATGCCCAGTATTGGGCCGAGTTGAAAGCGTCCATCGAGGCCAATCACCCAGGGCAGACCCTGAACGAGAAGGGTCAATTGGAGACAAAGAAATAATGCGTACCTTCAAAGATCTCCAAGACGTGGTGCTCGATTGGATGGCCGACTCGGATAACACCGGGCTCTTGCGAACCCTGGTGTCAGACGCCATCAATCGCGCCCACCAGAATCTGCTCAATGACGATCGGTACGATTTCATGCTGTGGCCGCGTACCGAAACCATCAGCGTGGTCGCCAACACGAAAGCGTACGCGCTGCATCCCCGGTTTGGCCACCCGTTGTTTTTCTACAATCCCACGACAGATGAGTACTTGGAAGAGGTGGCCCCGAAGGGCCTCCTGGAATCTGGTGAAGACTGGCAGGACGGCCAGGTTAGTGAGCCTGAACGGTTTATGCTTACTGGCCTGCAGAAGCTCCTCACTCAGCCCACAGCTGCTGGTGTCGTTACTGTTACTACTACGGGCGGAACTGAGTCTTCTGCAAATTCTGTCGTTGTTACGGGAACCTACAATGGCGCAGTGGTTAGTGAGACGCTATCGTCAGGTTCAAGCTGGTCCACCCTTACCGGCACTCAGTCGTTTGATGTCATAGAAGACATCACCAAGGTTGGTGCGACATGGACTCGCACCATCACCGCGACCTGTAACGCCCAGACAATCTTGACACTAGGCGCCTCTGACTATGGGGCTCAGTACCGGGTGTTTGAGCTCCTGAGTAGCCCTACGCAGAGCGCCACCGTCCAATACCGCTTCTACAAGCAGCCGCGTCAGCTCGTGCGTGATAACGACATTCCCGACCTGCCCATGGGCTTCGACGACATCTTAGTCTATGGGGCGCTCATTGCTATGCATGGCTACACACGAGCCACCGATGCCGAGATGACATGGTGGGCGAAGCAGCAGAAGACGCTGATTGACACCATGCAGGAAACTTACCGCTCGACACGTTCCATGGGCGGCCGACCGACGTTTGTTCGCTACATCCCCAGGGTCTAATGGCTGATCTCTACCAGGAAATCACCGAATTCAGCGGCGGCGTGCAGTCGTCGGCAGCGGCAGATCGTATCCCGTTGAACGCCACCCCGTTGGCGATCAATACCGCGTTTCGGAATATTGGCTCGAAACAAGCCAATCTTGGGACGCGGCCAGGTCTCGTGACGATCAACTCGACCGCGATTGCTGGCAGTCCGGCCATTCAGTTTCAGCGACTCTACGCCTATGATGCGGGGAGCTCGTTCTATAACTATTTGGCCCTAGTAACGAACACGGGCCGTCTCTACTTTAAAGACACGTCTGACACACTGACGTCTGAGCTCACACCGCCGGCCGATTTCCGTGGCACCGCGAGCCATCTCTTTGCCACAGGCGACAGCCTGATCGACGGCACCGTGATGAACAACCGACTATTCTTAGTGGATCAGAATAGCGAACTGCGCAGTCTGTTGAACCAGACCTATAAGCCGTGGGGCTTGAGCCCCTTGGCGACGTGGACCGCAGCTGGCGCTGCCTCGGGCATCAACGCGATGCCCAACGAGACCTACGACGTCTCGATCACGACGTATGATTCAGCGACGGGTGCTGAGTCGGCCATCGCCACCTACACGTCTGTCGCGATCGGCGGCGCGAATCGCCGTCTCAAGATCGACATCACGCCCACGAGCACAGAGTCCGCCACCTACTCCCACTGGCGCGTCTACGTTCGGCGCCAGACGACCCAGGCGGATCTCTACAAAGTCTCGAATCTCTACAACGCGGCCGGCACCCTGACGATTACGGACAGCAACATCCCGATCGCCACCACCACCATCTATGCGGACTTGAGCTCGGCGCAGATCGCCGCCCTGACGACCGTGGCGCCCAGTGCGGCTCAGTATGGGCTGCCGCCGACGGACATCCGCTACGTCTGCACCTATGGACGTCGTCTCATTTGTGCGTCGGACCGGAACGTCTACTGGTCGCTGATCGACAAACCGGATTCGTTCCCGACGACGGCCTTCGAGCCCATTGAAACGGGCGAAGGTGATCGCATTACGGGCGTCTATCCGTTTAGCTCCGAACTGTGCGTCGTCACCACGACGACCTCAACCTGGGGCATCTTTGGATCCGATCCAGAGACGTGGGTCATTCGCCCTATTGACCATAGCGTGGGAAGTGTTTCTCATCTGTCGATCACAGAGTATGACGGCAAGCTCGCCTGGTGGTCGTCCGAACGTGGTCCGGTCTTCTTTGACGGCGAAAAGCTGAGCTTCCAGGCACTTGACGATCTGGGTGTCCAGGCCGTCGTAGGCGACATTGAACCGTCGTCGATGAGCAAGATCTACGGTGGCTATGACCCGCAGGGACAGCGCATCCTGTGGTCGGTGGCGCCCGTGGGCACGCTGACGCGTCTGACGCGACTGATCCCCTACAACACCAGGATCCAGCGGTTTGAAGCCTCCTATTGGAATCCTATGGATGTCTCCTCGATGTCGATGGGCTATCTGGCCGATGGCACCCAGCGGCTCTTTGTGGGCGGCTTTGGCGGTCAGTTGTTCTACTTCGACAAAGACACGATGAACGATGGTGTTGTGAGCGGCACGTCTACGCAGACGTTTACGCCAAGCACGTCTACGATCACCACGATCGACGGGACGGGGTTTGACACCACGGGCGCCGGTCTGGCCGAGCGCTACGTCGTGGTGTGCGATAGCGACAACCGCCCGATGGGCAAGTCGCGCATTAGCTCGAACACGTCAACGGTGCTAACGCTGGCGAACGGTATCAGCGGCCTCACGGCTGGGCGCTCCCATACGGCCTATATTGGGGGCCCCGACATGCGGCTCTATACCAAGTGGCTCGATCTGGAGCAGACGTTCAATCGCAAGCGCTTTGACCGCCTCTACTTGCAGGCGCAGAGTAGCGGCGACGTCAGCGCGGCCTATGTCGCGACTCAGGTCGACTTCATTAACGAAACACTGGCACCGCAGAATCCGTTCCAAGTCTCGGGGGCGTCCTGGGATTCGGCTGTCTGGGACACCTCTCAGTGGGCCGGCGTGGGTCAGCTCAAGAAACGCATATTTATTGGTCGTACCGGCCAGTCCTTGCGTGTGTCCATGTTTCACTTCAAGCCCGATGTGGACTTGACAGTGCATACGATCGGTGTGTTAGCGAGACAGCAGTCGGAGCGATACTACGGTGACTAATGAAGACCGGGTCTATTTTGACCGCCAAATCCCCTCGACCCAGTACGAGTATGTAGACGCCTATTTTCCGGCCGCTGATACCGATATCAAGATCCCATTGAGTCGCCTTCGCCTCGATAATCCTGAGGAAATTCGATGGCTTGACATTTCTCCAGGAACGGTGTATAGTGGTGGTGTAGACACTGTGGCCCACGTCTACAGATCTTCTGGCCCTTCCCGGGGCGCCTTCACTAGTAGCGCCATTGTCCTGCGATCCACGGTAGCCGGTTACCGGACCAGGCTTCTCCTCTTCGTTGAACGATAATGAAAAAGCTACTCTTTCTTCTGACTCTGCTGGCGCCCGTTCCTGTGTGGGCCCAGATCTCCATCCCCAATACGTTCAATCCTGGTGACACGATCTATTCGAGCCAGGTCAATGCCAATTTTACGGCGCTCGGTTCCGATAGTTTGAATCGGACGGGTGGGACCATTACTGGCAACATTACAGTTTCTAACGGCATCACGATCGATGGTATCGATCTGAGTGCCTATTTGGACCAGAGCGTCAAAGTGGCGGCGACACCGACGTTCGCGGGCCTGACGATCAGCGGCACGGGTGCCTCGAGTCTGGACATCGGCGGCGGTCTGAATGCCGGCACGGGCAACGTCGCCATCATCAGCGCGACGGGCAAGATTCCCGCGTATTCGTCCACATATTTCACGTCGACGAAGCTGACGAACTACTCTGAGACCAAGGCGGCCCCGTCGATTTCCTCGAATACGCTGACGCTGGATCTGTCGACCGCCTCTCACTTTGTTGTCGCGTTGAACGCCAATATTACGACGCTGACGATCTCCAATGCCCCAACGTCAGGTGACGCTGGATCGTTTGTCCTAGTCTTTACGGCTGATGGATCGGCCCGCACTGTGACGTGGCCGGCGAGTGTGAAGTGGCCGGCAGGCGTGGCCCCGACGCTCACTTCTACGAACAACAAGAAAGACTTCTTCACCTTTGTCACCTATGACGCCGGGACCACGTGGTACGGCTTTGTGGGTGGGCAGAACTTCTAATGCAGACAGTATTAGCCTTGACGCTGAGCGCCGCTCTTGTCTGGGCGCCCATTGATCAACTCACCAAGCTGCTCCTGGCGCAGACGTCATTCACGATGGTTTATACCGGGACGGCGTCTGGATCCTGGACGCCCACCACTGGTGCCACGTTAGATTTTGGCCCTGGTACCTACTCCATCACGGTGTCAAAGGCGGCCACCCTGACGTTCGACGCGGTCGCCGCAGGTGGTGGGGGTGGTGGCACGAACACCACGGGCGCTACACCCGGCGCGGGTGGAGGCGGTGGCGGGGCCATTAGTCGTGGCAACAGCATCGCCATGGCCCCGGGCAACACCTATACGCTCATTGTGGGCGCCGCTGGCTATGGTGGCGGTGCAGGAGTCGCAGGCGGTGCCGGTGGCGACACGAGTTTCGTAAATGCTACCTCTGTGACTACGTATGTGTATGTCGGTGGTGGTAGTGCTGGTCAGGGCGCAGACGCCTCGGGTCTGACAACGCCAGGTGGTGCGGGTGGCACTGTGAGCGTGGGATCTGGTGGTGTCGCTGGCGGCGCAGGTGGTAACGGCAACCCGGCCGGCGGTTCTGATATGTACGGCGCCCAGAATGCCAACGGTACGGGCGGTGGTGGTGCCGGTGGTCCAGTTTCGACGAGCACCACACCAGGCCAGGCGGGCTACGGTGGTGCCTCTCCAGCAGCTGGTACGTCTGGTACGGGCGGTGCGGGTGGCTACAGCGGCGACACCATCAGCATTGCCGCCACAGCCGGTACATCAAGTAGTGGCGCAGGTGGTGGTGTTGAAGTCGCGGCGGGCGGCATTAACGGCGGTGGTGGTGGTGGTGGCGGCGGTGGTGCCTCGATCGCTGGTGGATACTACGGTGGCGGGGGCGGTGGAGCAGGTGGTTCAGGCGGCGGTGGTTCAGCCTCAGGTGGTGCCGGCGCAAACGGCCGAGCCCGATTTACGAAATAATAGGAGCAGACATGACGCAGTTTCAGGACGTAATTAATGAAGCCGTGAAGGCGATTGTTGTGACTTCCATTGGCGCGATCGCCCCCCTGGTGGTGGCCATTGTCGTCAAGATCTTCCAGAAGTTCCACATTGAACTGAGCGAGGTGCAGGAAGTGAAGATCCGTGGCGCCGTGCAGAACATCTTGCTGGAAGTGGAAGAGTGGGCCTCGCATCGTCTGAAGGCGAACTTCGAAGTCACTTCGGGCCAGAAGTTGGAACGGGCGGTGGAAGCCATCGTGACCAAGTTCCCAGGCATTGACGACGAGGAAGCGACCAAGCTGGTGCGCGAAGAGCTGCCCAAAATTGGCCTCGGAGCCGTCAGTTTTTTAGCCGAGGCGGCCAAGGCCGCGACCCAGAACCCGAGCAAGTAATGCCGGAGCCCAAGCCTCCCGTCAGTATCCAGGCCGATGAGCAGCTGAAGAAACTGCTCGCCGACCTTCCGTCCACCGGGCGCGGGATCGTCACAGCCACCGTTACGAACGACGGGGCTCAGATCGATTTCGCGACCAAGATCAACTCGCACTTTACGTCGTCGGCCTATTGGCAGAAGCCCCGTACGGGGGCTGCTACATGGGGCGCCAGAGCAACCGTGCAATGGTAGTCGAATCATGCCCAGTAGCCCCGTCACCCGTGAAGAGCTCATTGCTCACCTAGATCCGATCAAGAGCGACGTCCAGGAAATCGTGACGTTGTTGAGGGAACAAAACTCTGCCATATCGGACACCAAGACCGAAGTGGCGGTCTTAAAAGATCGTCAGCCCACACGCCAGGCCATGGCGTGGGGCGCCGGTGCGGGTTCGTTCGTGGCCGCCCTCGGCATGCTCTTGGACTATCTGCGATTCCACTCCAAATAATGACGCCCTTTCAACTCGCCCAGCGGTACGTTGGTATTCATGAGCTCATTAAGGGTGATCATCCCCTGATCCAGTGGTGGTTGTCCCTGTGTGGCTTTCCCATGAACGTCACCGATGAAGTGGCGTGGTGTAGCGCCTTCGTTAATGGGATGTGCTGGGAACTGAGACTCCCCCGGTCGAAGTCAGCAGCGGCCCGCAGTTGGCTCCAAGTGGGAACGCCCATTAGCATTAGCCAGGCCATGCCGGGCTTTGACGTTGTCGTCTTAAAGCGCGGTCAGGGTCAACAGCCTGGGCCCGATGTGATCAATGCTCCGGGTCACGTAGGCTTCTTCGCCGGCATGGAAAACGGCAAGGTGCTCGTCCTGGCCGGGAATCAAGGGAACGCTGTGAGCGTCCTCGCATTTCCCCTCGGGGACGTCCTGGGCATTCGGCGGGTGAGCTAACCATGAATCAGATGCCCATGTACAGGCCCCAGAATCGGGACGCCCAGGCGCCCCAGCCCGGGCCACAGCCGCAGACGCAGGAGAACAACGGCGGCCCCAAGGGTTTCGGGCAGCCGGCCGCCCCCAACCGGATGAGCCAGCCCCCGCAGGGCCGCTCTCCGCAACCTCCCCAGGGTCCACCCCCTGCGCAGACGCCCGGGAACGGTCAGCCCCCCAATCTGTATCCACCGCAGATGCCGCCCAACCCGGCCTATCAGCTGTGGTCGAACCGCAATAGCTTGAGTCCCGATCAGCTGATCACACAAGCCTTTGTGGCCTACACGGGCCAGCCCCCGACGCCCGAGCAGATTCAGATGTTCATGCAGTCGGCGTCCAATACCGACGATCTCGTGCAGCAGCTTATCAACTTGCAGCATCCGGGCCAGCCCTCGATGGTGCAGCAGGCCGTCAATCCCAACCCACAGTTCTAGCCCATGGCACAAGACGATTATCTGAATCAGGCGATTCTCGGCGGTAGCAGCTTCTGGGATCCTAACCGTCGCAAGGATCCCTTTAGCACGGACCCGAACGACATCGTCAAGGATCCCAGCTACGGAACGCCGCAGATCCAAAAAGTAGAGGATCGTGAGTGGCAGTCTCACGTGGATCCCTTTACGGGGTTCACGCCGAAGCACGCCATGGAAGGCTTTGACTTCGCCCGCCTGCAGGATCCCAACAAGAGCGCGAAGGATGCGTTTGCATGGCTCGCCCAGCAGGCGCCCCCGCCCCCCACGGACAACAAGGACGCGTTGGGCGTGTGGTTCAACACCTATATCAAGCCCGGCATGCAGAAGCTCGGCCACAACGTCACCGATGTCCAGGGTGACAAGTTCCGCTTTAACAACTGGCAGGGCGACTTCTGGGTCGACTACGGCCGTGGTGCCGGTGCCCCTGGGGGCGCGTTGGCGTGGCAAGCCGACTATGCCAGTGGCGGTCCATCGAACCAGGCCTACAAGCAAACGCAACAGGCGATCTTGACGCCGCAGCAGACGCAGACGAAGACGGCCGGTGTCCCCCAGACGTACGGGCAGGGCACGGACTTGAGCAACTACTACGACTACCTGGGCCAACTCCTGAAGCCTGAGGAACGCTAATGTACAATCCCGACGAAGACCGCAATCCAGGGGACTATGTCCCGCCTCCGGCCGGGCAGTCTGACGAGACGCCCAGTAATCACACCGCTGAGCGCCAGGTGAATCCACGCTGGAACGGTGGCTCCCCGCCCGCCTCGGCGCTCCCCACGGGCCCCGATGGGAAGACAACCCATGGCTGGGTGTGGACCGGCTCTGACGAATACGATCCCAACGGCAACTGGACGCAGGTTCAGGGCAAGGGTATTGGATTTGGCAACTACAACGTCGGTGGTGGGCCGCCCAAGACCGGTGGGAACACCAATACCGGCGGCAACACCTCTCGCCCTGGTGGCGGGACGTCTGGTCTCGCGGGCGTGCCCCAGAGCTACGGCGGCCAGTCGATGTTCTCAGGCAGCGTCCCCACGCTCGATGATGCCATTCGTGAGAGTAAGAAGCTGGCGCCGGCTCCCACGATTAGCCCCTATGCACAGTTCCAGGCGCCTCAGGCGGTCGGCCTTGATCAGCGGAACCAGATCATGCAGGCGGTGTTGAACAAGCCGCAGGTCATGGATCAGCGCACGCAGGATCAGCTGTTCGAGCAGCAGAAGGAGTTGCAGAACTCCTTGGCTCAGCAATCCCGTGAGCGGGCGGCCCAGACAGGAGCCGGGCGCGGTCTCCAGTCCAACGGTGGCTATGCAGCCGCGACCAACGCCCAGATCGAGGGGGACTTCGGGCGCAACTTGCTCCAGTCGCAGCGCGACATTGCGGTGAAGGCGGCGGATCTGAATCGTCAATCAGAGCTGGCGGCTGTCCAGATGCAGGAAGCCTTGAGCCAGGGCGACTTCAATCGTGCGGCCCAAGCCTACCAGGTCCAGCTTCAGGCGCAGAACCTCTACGACGAGCTCCGGTTTAAGGCAGCGGAGTTTGACCGGGGCAACGTGGCGCTCGCGGCCCAGAATCTCATGGCCGGTCGTCAGCAGAACATGGCTGAAGGGGTCGCGTCGTTCCAGCAGTACCTGGCGCAGCGGCAGATGGAAGAGCAGATGCGCCAGTTCAACGAACAGATGGGCCTCAACTGGAGCAAGTTCGGGTGGGACCAGATCATCGGCGCCACGGGTCAGTTTAAGTAAAGGTTCCCAACGATGGATGAATTCTATAAGCAGTATCTGCAGCAGATGCAGAATCAGAACAAGTGGAGCTCGCCACAGAATCTGATCAACCTGGCCACCCTGGGACTAAGCGGCATCAGCGGCCTCGCGTCCGGTAACGCAGCGTCCCGACAAGCTGACCAGAGCGCGGACCAACTCGCCTACCAGCGGGCCCAGGACGACTACATGCGGCGCCTTACGGCTCGCACAGGGCTAGAGTCGGCGATCCGTGGCCAGCTTGACGACAGGTCGGCGAGTGCGGTAAACTTCCTGAACGGCTCCCCTCTGGGCGCCGAACAGGACTTTGCCAACAAGTACGCTCGTCTGCGCGGGCTGAGCTCGGCCGTTGAGAACTTCCAGCCCTCAGCGCCGACCGACCCCAACATCTTGCGGTCGTATAATCCCGGCCCCAACCTGTTGAGTGCCTTCACGAGCCAAGACTATCGCAACAGCATCAGCCCAGAAGCCACCGCTGCCTCAATCGCGGAACGACGCAAGGCGCTGAACGCCGTCAATCCCGATTACCAGTTTGGTTCGATGAGCGCCTATGGGCTCCCGAATAGCCAGGACGCCGCCGTCGAGCAGTCACGTCAGGGCTTCGCCTCGGATCGCCTGTCGCGTGAAAACCAGCTCTATCAGCTGCTGGTGAACCAGATGCAGGAGGCGAGTAAGCCGCTGTATCAGGGCTCCCAGGCCGACCCAAGTCAGGCGCAAGCGGCCGCGCAGCCCGAGAAGAAGAAGGGCTTCTGGTCCAAATTGGGCTCAGCGTTGCTGCCCATCGCGGGTGTCGCTTCGAACTTTCTCCCCGGTGTTGGTCCTATCCTGGGCACGGTGCTGAGTGGCGTGGGGGGTGCAGCGGGCGGCGCCCTGAGCGGTGGCCTCAAGGGTGCCATCCTCGGGGGCGCCTCTGGTGCAGCCGCCGGATACGGCCTCAACAAGGCCGGCCTTGGTATGGATGGCCATCAGCTCAACAATGCCATGAGTGCGAAGAGCCTCCCGGTGGGGAACTTCGTCTCCCCTAGAGTAGACGGCACGCTTCCAAACTTGATGTCGTCTCCGATCTCTCAGCTCGTTGGCGGTGTTACGGCCTCAGCCCCTGGAGTGAAAAGTGGGGGTGGGGGCTACAACGGCCCCTCGATGGTGCCGCCGTGGCAGACGCCTCCGCCAGCCTCGCAGCATCCGTTCCCGGCGCCCGTGCCGAGTCACACGCCTGGTGCGTATCAGCCTCCGCAGATGGCGCCTCAAGCTTCCCATGGGCCGTCTCCGGTCCAAGCGGCGGTGTTGCAGGGTGGTCAGCCCCAGGCAGCTCCTGCGCCTCAGGACGGCCTCTCGCCCCTGATGCAGGATCCCAAGACGGGTAGCGTCCTGCGTGTGGCTCCGAAGGACATCCAGCGCTATATGTCGATGGGGTGGCGTCAGCTGCCTCAGTCGCCGTCTCTGATGCAGAGCATCATGAATACGCCGGGGTTCCGTAACTTCAGCTCCACCCTGGGCAACGACACCCGGGGCGCGATGCGCGATCTTGGCATTCGACAGTAAGAGGTACCGATGAGCTTTCTTGACATTCTTGGCGGACTCGCCGGCGGTCTGAACTCGGGCTTGGGCCAGGTCCAGGCTCGACAGGACGAGCAGCGCAAGCTGGCCAATATCGACAAAGAAGCCCTGCTGCGTCAGTACCAGGAGAAGCGTCTCCAGGACGCCCAGGACCTAGCTGAAGCGCAGGCCCAGTACGGCGCGATGGAAGACGGGGTCGAGCACGATCCTACCGATCCCGTATTGGGGCATCTGGTCAAACGTCTGGGCGCCGCCGCGTTCATCAAGGGTCCCAACGGTGGGCTGATGAAGAAGCAGCGGGCCGCTGATGCGTTGGCCGAGATCAACCTTGCTGAAGCGCAGAAGAACCAGCCCATCAACGCCCTGAAGCGCGAAATGGAAGCAGGCGACCTGGGCCGGCGTCAGGCTCTCATTAAGAGCTTGGAGTCGCAGTTCGGGCCCGATTGGCAGTCCCAGCTGGCCAACCCCAAGATCCCCCTGGACAAGCGCCAGGCCTGGGGTCAGCAGCTGTTTGGCAAGAATGATGCCCTCTACAGCCCACAGGAACGTCTCCAATATAGTGATGTGGTGGCGGCCGCGCATGAGAATGCGATGGCAATGGCCCCGTATCGTGCCGCTGGCGCCCAGGCGTCTTTGGCTCAGGCTGGTGACGTCTCGATCAACAACAAGCAGAAGTACGAAGATCAGTTTGACAAACTGACCGAGAAGAACATGAAGATGATGATGCTGAAGATGAACAACTTGCCGGAATATCTGCGGTTGCGTTCAGCATTTGTGCAAGAACAGATGGGGCCAACTGGCCCTGCCCCTGCAGCGCCCCAGTCTGGCGGTCGCATCGTCTACGACGTCAACGGTAATCCGATTCGCTAATGCCAGTCATCATTCGAGATAACCAAGGCCGGGAACATGAATTCCCGGACGGGTTTGATCCACAGCGTGCGGCCGCTATTGTGAGGGCCTCCACCGGAGGGCAGACCCCCGGTCCCGCTCCTACGCCGGCGCTCCCAACGACGACACCGGACGCAGGCCCTGCGGAGGCTGAAGGTCTGCCTAAGGATCATACCATGTTGGAGACCGCCTTGGGCGTCCTCAACACGGTCCCGCGTTTGATCGAGGGTGGCGCCACCAATGCCATGCAGGTGGCCAAGGGCAAGAAGTCGTTTGGTCAGGGCCTCTTGGATACCGCCAAGGAACTGAACCCCTACAGTACGACGACGGGCGAGACGCCGCTCGCTGAGCTCGGCATGGAGCCTGGCCTAGCGCGGACGGCCCTCGGCTTCGGGTTGGACATTGCGGCGCCTGTGGGCCCTGTTGGTGCCGCTGCGGGTCTGGGCGCCAAGCTGCTCGGGAAGGGCGTCGGCAAAGCGGCGATGAAGGTGGCGCCTGAAGTCTCCGGCAAGGTGGTCAAGGGCTTCAACGACGCGTTCGTGCTCTATCCAGGGCTGGATACGTTCGTGGGCAAGTCGGGCCTGACCGCGCAGGATCGCCTGCGCTTGAACGAGTCTCAGATCCACGCGGCCCACGCGGCCGTCAAGAACGAGCTCGCCAAGATCTTCGCTGGCATCCAGGATGCGGACCGGGCCAAGATCGCCGACTACATGAACGATCCGGTGACGTTTGCGCTCTCCGACCAGACGCACCTTGATGCGGCGTCGAAGGCCAAGACGTTGCTGGATAACCAGTTCGCTCGCGAAATCGAGAAGGGCGTCCAGCACCGTTGGAAACTCGGTGATAGTGGCGAAGTGTTGTTGGACGATCAGCTCAAACCGATCTCAAACAAGATCGACAACTACTACCCGTGGGTCATGCCGGCCCGCGACGGGCGCAATGTGCTCGAAGTCAACGCGCTCCCGACAGCTAACCGCTTCAACAAGGCGCGTACGCTCGAAGACTGGGCCGCCGCCAAGGACGCGGGCGCCGAAGTTGATCCCATTCAGGCCATCAGCAAGCGTATTAACGTGGGTGAGCGTGCCGCGACGAACGCCGGATTGTTTGAAGACATGGCGAAGGAGTTCGGTGTCGAGCTCAAGAAGGGGGCCCGTCTGCCCCAGGGCTATCGACGCCTGAATCCGGATCGACTCCAGTTGGTCGACTTGGACAAACTGGATGCGCTCCAGGGCGTTGTGTTGCCGAATGAGATTGCGGACGCACTGGAAAAGAATCACGTCATCTTCAAGGATCCCCAGGGATTTGGGGCCTTGTTGAAGAACATCAACCAGGGCTTTAAGACGGTCGTTACCTCGTGGAACCCAGCCCACCATGCCAATAACTTGCATGGCAACATGGCGCTGATGGCCATGGGTGGTATGACGCCGCAGGGCATTGCTCGCGCCTATAGCCCGGGCGAGCTGCGAAACTTGACGACGCTGTTGGGCGATCCGCTGAAGCCGACGCCCCAGAACGTCCTCGATACGTTGCGGAACCAGAAGCTAGTCCCCAATATGACCGTTGGGGATGCGCTCGATGCCGCCAAGAAATATAACCTGTTTGGCTCCAGCGAGGCGAGCATCGACCTGGAGCGTGCGTTGGGCCATGACAAGGGAGTCATTGGGCGAATCACCGATAAGGCTCGCTACAACTCCAGTCGCTACATCGAAGATCCAGCCAAGTGGGCGCTCTTCAAGGACCAGCTCCTGAAAGGTAAGTCCGCCGAACAAGCCGCGATTCACGTCAAGAATCACCTGTTTGACTACGCAGAACTGACGGACACGGAGAAAGCCATCCGCGATTACGGCCTCATGCCCTTCTACACCTGGATGCGGAAGAACCTTCCGCTCCAGGCTCAGAAGGCAACTGAGGGTAGCCTGGGTCTGGAAAGCCTCAACCCGATGGCGAAGCAGACGTTCCGCCGTCTCAACCTCACGTACGATTTGCCGAACAAGTTGAATCCGGCCCAGGAAGGGATCCAGGACCCCCAGTGGATGCGCGAGGACGGCTATGTGCCAAACCCCCTGGCGCCCGAAGGGGAAGACGGCTCCCGGCAGATGGTTCGGCTGGCAAACCCCAGCCTGGATCTGAACAAGCTGAGCCCGAACGCGCTGGCCAGCCAGTTGGGTCCTATTCCTAAGACGTTGATTGAACTGGCGACGGGCCGAGATCTCCGGACGGGGAAGCAAGTCCTGGGAACGCCCGATGGCTACGTGGCCGCGAATCCTCTTAGTGCTGTGTTGGAACAGGCGCGCATGAAGGGGGCTCCACTGGGGCCGCTCGCAGCCGGCGCCCAGTCCACCATCGACGGCAAGGTGATCCAGCCCGAGGCGATCGCGTTCGCCCTCAATCATATTCCCCAGCCGTGGGTCCCCTACCTGCAGCGGGTGGCGGGCGATCCTGGCGAAACGATCGGGACCAAGATGAATACGCCCATCGGCAAGAAGGTCATGAGCTTCGTCCTTCAGGGGCTCGGGCTGACGATGCGCGACATTACGCCGGAACAGCAACTCCAGATTTTCCAGAAACTTATGGACAATCTGACCGATAAGCCCATCAAGAACGAGATGATTAAGGCGACGGGGGCAGCTCTGCGTAACCAATAAGGGTGTGTAGCATCTTACTTAATGTGGGTAGATCTTTACCCATTTTGGGAGACGGGATGCCTCAGACACACGAAGAGCGGCTCACATATCAACGACGGAAGCGTCGGGAAGTGGGCGACCGATACACGAAGAAGTACGAAAAGACCCCTAAAGGCTTCGTCATGCGCGCCTACAGAAACATGCAATCGCGTGTCACTGGGGTGCAGACCAAGAAAGCTCATCTGTATAAAGGTCTTACTCTCCTTGATCGCCAGGAGTTTTATAGCTGGGCTTTGGATGACTCAGAATTTCGTCGGCTCTACAAACGGTGGGTTGAGACAGGCTATGAGCATCGTCTGACCCCCTCGATCAATCGGATCGATTCCAACAAAGGTTACACGCTTGACAACTTAGAGTGGGTTACGCACTCCGTCAATTCGTCACTGGGGGGTGCGAGCAGTAAGCGCCGCCACGTTCGTTCACTTCTTGAGGTCTATGAACATGTCGGCTAACAAGCTTGAATCTATTCTGATTGTCCCGGATTGCCACATTCCATACCACGATGCGGCTGCGTTTGAGCTGATGCTTAAGGTAGGGAAGGATCTCAAACCGAAGCATCTCTATACGATTGGGGACTTTGTTGACTTCTACACGGTGAGTAGTCATTCGAAAGACCCCAACCGTACGATCCATCTGGCGGACGAACTCAAGGCCGCCGAAAAGGAATTGGACCGCTTGGATCGCCTGGGGGCCCAGAACAAGGTCTATATCGGCGGCAACCACTGTGATCGCCTGACGCGCTACTTGCAAGATAAGGCGCCAGAACTCTTCAATGTGGTCAAGATCCCCGATCTTTTGCATCTGAATGATAGGGGCTGGAAGTATGTACCGTATAAGGCCCACACCAAGCTGGGTAAAGTCCACTTGACCCACGACGTGGGCACGGCTGGACGCAATGCGATCTTCAAGTGTCTGGACACCTACCAACACTCCGTCATCACTGGACACACCCATCGATTGGCATATGTGGTTGAAGGGAACGCCGTTGGCGAGTTCAAGCTGAGCGCCCAGTTTGGCTGGCTCGGGGACGCGGCCAAAGTGGACTACATGCAGGAAGCCAAAGTCCTGAAAGATTGGGCGTTAGGTTTTGGCGTGGGCTACTACGAGCCGCTCACTGAATACGTCTATATGACCCCGGTACCCATTGTCAACCACACGTGCGTGGTCAATGGGAAGTTGTACAAAGTCTAACCATCATTGTCAACAACTCGTTCGCAGCCCTAGGAAAGGTCTATCGAGGCTAATCCATGCCCGTAACTAAACTTCCACCCAACTCCCTGCTAGAGGAGATCAAGCGCTACCTGGAACAGATGGCCCAGCCCGGCCTGAACGACTCTGTGCCCGTGGCCCAAGGCAAAGGCTTCGTCAGCGGTGCCCTCCAGTCGATGATCCCCAGTGAAAAGGATCAAGTGCTCCCGATGCCCATGGCTACGGTCGAGGAGCCAATGATGGTGGCCGGTAAGCGTATTCACTCTCTATTGAGAAACCATCCCATCGACCAACTCCAACGCATGATCGATCAGGGATACGACGTTGAAAACGTCTGGTTTCACGGCACTAATTTTAGAGCAAATAGCGGTCTTGCCACTGATAATGGTGATCCTCCTGGTTTGTGGGATTGGCCAGCTAAACTTTCAAATCCGCACGATCCTAAAGGATTTTCTCATATTAAGCCGAGCGGAAGTGGGGTAAATGGGCCTGGAATTTACCTGACAAATCAGCCGGCAGAAGCTGATGAGTATGCCAAGTGGGGCGGCCACATCTATCCTGTTGTCACAAAAGGCACTACCAAAGTAGTGAACCGCATGGATGAAAATCAACCGGTGTTCGACGGAGGTATAAGAGGCATACCTCTTGGTAGATCTTCCGATCCAGGAACAGACAGTCTTCAGTATCATGGTGGGCCGGATTACTTAGTGACCCCGAGGTGGGAAGGTGATTCTTTGCATAAAATTGTGAGGGCACCTAAAGACGTCAGATCAATCTTTGCCAAGTTCGATCCCACAAAGTCTGACCACGCGGATCTCTTGGCGTCGTTTCTTGCAGCACTCGGCGTTGGAATGGGAGCACATGAGCGCAAAGACTAAAGACCCCCAGTTCGTGATCGTCAAAGCACAGCCTGACGTCCCAGTTAAGGGGCTAGAAGTGTGGGGCTGTGAATGGGAAGACGCGCACTGGGATAGTGGCGAATATGAAAAGGGGCAAACTAACCATCGTCCCGTCAACTACGTCAGCGTAGGTATTCTACTCAAAGACGATGATGTAGGGTTTGCCGTTGCAACTGACATTTGTGAGACTGGTACCTTTCGTGGAATCAATTTTGTCCCGACGAAAATGGTCGTGCGAAAGTGGCGGATTGGGAAGCTGGCACCCTCAAATCGACAAAGTCGGTCGACGCCCACGTCTCCAGCCAGTCACTTGAAATCGACTGAGACCATTTCAGATACGCAATCCGAGCCAAGTTAAAGCCGTCTTCCTTGGCCATGCCGATAGCTGAGTTACAGTGTTGGCAAAGCAGCTCCCTACGATGCGTACGAGCTTTTGCTGCAGGCGTTGTGTTTCTCGTCATACTGATAGTTTACCATAGGAAGCCCCATCATGCCCGACATCGACAACCGATTCCTCAAGCCCCCAGTCCTAGGCTATAACGACCGGCCGCAGCTCACCCAGGTCAAGCCTGACACCCCGAGCCAGGATGATTTGCAGAAAATGATCATGCAGATCATGATGGACCGGACCCAAGTGGATCCGAGTAAACTGAATCCCGACGGCCAGTCCCAGTGGGACGCCGTGCAGCAATTCCTGCAGATGATGCATGAGCACATGCAGGGAAACCCAGAGATCGCCGGCAAGGTTGGCGGCAAAGCCCTGACGATGCTCGATGTGTTGAAACGGCAGAGCCCGCGTCCGGCCCTGGTTGGTAGCATCCCGCCCAACGTTCCGTTCAAGCCACAGCAATAAGAAAGGGCCCTTGCGGGCCCTTTCGTTTTGATGCTAGTTGTCTTTGACCCACCACTTCTCGCCGCCGGACCACATGAACCAGTTGGTGCCAGGGACGGCCGGCGTGAAGTACGTGTTAGCGAACCTAGGTTCGAGACGTTGGTCGTAGATGCCCTTTGTGGGCTTGACCCACGTGATGACGAATTCCTTGCCTACGGGTCCTACGTACTCAGCTTCACCAATATATTGCTTAGTCTCGAAGTCGATCAATTGAATATGACCGCGCGAGTTGTAGTAGTGCCCAAGGTTCTCCTTGAAACTACTCATCGTTGGTGACGGGGTTGGTTTAGCTGCACCCACGCCAGTCAGAATCAACTCGGCTACGAAGGCCTGTACTTCGGGGTTAGACTCCATGGCCGTACTCCTGGCACTCGTCGCCCGGGTCACGGTGGCTTGAGCAGTCAAACGCTGGGGCAGCGTTTCGTCGCCGCATGTAGCTGAGCTGGAGAGCGCAGTACATGAGTCGATCCATATAGCTGTCGAGTAGCGCTTCGTTAGCCGGAGTCTTGCCAGAACGTTCAAGCTCACGGATCCGAGCATTCTTAATCCCCACCATGACTTTGAATACCGTATCCACGTCCACCCCCGATTCTGCGGCCGCTTCTTCAAAGTTGCTGTACGGATTGTCGTTGCGGGCATAGTCATGGCCTTTCCGCGCATGGAGTGCCCGCATGTCGTCAAGCAGGGCGTCGAAGTCTGGGTTGTAGCTATTAGAGTTCATCGTCTGGGTCCGGTTCTAGCAGCTCCCGCTGCCCTTCTTTAAACGCTTCCCGATAGGTAATCTCATACAGCTCCTTCACTTGATCCTGGATCTTGTGAGGGAGCTTTCTGTTTTTGAGCTCCGTGAGGAGGGCTTCCAGCAAGAGGGGTGCATTCATTACACTTCAACCTTCCGTACCGTCCTCATGCCCCCCGGATTGCCATCTGGAAAGGACCGCTTACTCGGCTCCGTATCCATCTCGCAATCCGCCCAGTTGTAGCCACGATCAACTTCACAGCCGATCCGTAGACCCCCTAACTCTACCACAGGTCGCGTCAGGGTTTCAATCAGGAATTCTGTCGCCTCATCTGCCATAGCTTCTGGAACCTCAAGGAGATAGCCGTCATGAACGGTGACGTTCGCCGGCATGTAGTCTGCCCACTTGGATGTCCCAAGGATGAGCAAGGTGTCGCGGCAGAACGAGCCCGCGCAATTCTGTGGAATAAAGGCTAGGGCCCGTTTGGAGTCCTGTCCGAGTTTGAGCTTCGGCTTCCCACTGTCGTCATAGAGAATGTTGCCGGCGTCATCGCGCTTGAACGTGTACACGTCGTGGAAGCGGTGACGATAACCCCAGGGACTCTGAAGTACCCCTTCGCGCTTGGCTTGTTCGCGGGTACGTTCTTGCCACGCCTCCAGGGCGGGCATGACCGCAAAGATCTTCTTCTGAATGGCCTTTGCGGAGCCGATCGTGGGGAACAACTCCGGGTTAGTCATGTGCATCAGATAGGGATCTCCACCGTAGAGCAGGAGATATACGGCCGTCTTGAACTGGTTATAGAGCCCCTTGTGTTCGTCTTTGGTGCGCTTGATGTTCTCGTCCGTAAACGCCCAGCCTAGTTCCTGACAACACAGATAGGCGTGGATCGACTTCTTAGCTACCGCCGTGAAGTTGGCGTCCCCAATCAACTCGCCTGTCACCACCGCTTCAATCGACGTGGAGTCAGCTTGGACGAAGACGTGGCCAGGACGAGCCACAATTTGGCGGCGCGCCTTCTTTGCCCACTTGTTGGACTCGCGTTTGCCTACGTTCTGCAAATTGTAGTTACGGGATGCGAGGCGCCACGTGGACGGCGCATTCACATACTGGGTATGAATTAGTCCAAGATCATCTGGCACATACATATAGGTGCTCAGGGTCTTGGCCACCTGGCTGTATTTCAGGACTTCCCCATAAATCGGATGCTGGCTTCCAAATTGCTTAGCAAGTCGTGCGAGATGATTCTTGTCCATCGTTGCCGACTTCGTCTTGTGGTTCCAGCCGAGCGGGTGCTTGAAGTACTTCGCGTACGTTTGGAGCTGATCCGACGAGCCGAGGTTGAATTCCTGGAGGACATCATAGACTTCTTTCTCGCCCCTGATCACCTGGGTGACGGCGCCGTGACACGGATTCTTCTTGCCGCCCTTCAAGTGCTCGGACTTGTTGGGCATGGGCTGCTGACACTTCGAGCAGATCTTGATGTCTGCCGGCACCATCACGCGGTCAAACTCGCCCTCAGTGGGCATCGTCGACACACGCTCCCGTGGCTGGAGCTCACGCGGCACCATCTTCGCTGCCTCACTACGCAGCTTGGCCTTCTCGCGCTCCATCTCGTCCCGCAGCAGCGTCTGATAAGGGATGTCGATACGGTTGCCCCGAAGACCCGCCTTGCGCAGGATCGGCATCAGTTGAGTGACGTGACGCTCGAACAGCGGCCACTGGCCGTAATGCTCAAGATCCCGCCGAATCCCCAGGAAGTTTTGCAACGCCACGTCCGCGTCCATCGCCGCGTATCGGGCGAAGTTGACATCATTCAAGTGTTTCCACGGCATGACGTTGGTGTAGAACGATGAGACCCATTCGAGGCCCTTGGGCAGGTCGGACTCCAGGATGTGCCAAGCGTCCTGCGCGTCCCAAATGGTTCCTCGAACTGGGAATCCCTCTGCTTCTAGACGAGGGACGTCGAAGGCAAGACAGTTCCATCCCACCTTTGGGTGGTCGCTGGCCAGGAGTGCCCGGATGCCGTCCAGGAATTCACGATTCCATGGTACAGAGGCTCCAGTGTGTGGCTGATTGGAGAACGCGATACGAAGCATCGCCCCTTCTGGGACGCCTTCCTGATCATCGTCCTCAGCTCGGAGGCCCTTGGGCGTGTACTGGGTTTCGATGTCGAACGAGATGGGGTCTTTGGCGTCGAGGACTTTTTGGACATAGTCATTCCATTCCTTGGGAGTCTTGGGGTCAAGCAGGTAGTTGTCACGATAGCGTGTGACGACGCCGCCGTTCTTCACGGCGTGTTGAATGTCACGGACCCAGACAGACTGGAACCGCGCTGGTTTGTTCAAGAGCTGGGAGCCCGAACCCTGGCCGTGACGAGCCACCAGGTCGTGGATACGCATCGTGGAGATCACCGTAGCGGGCGACCCGGGCCAGCTCATCACAGCTTGAGTGCGGCCGCGCCACCGGAAGAGATCGCTATTTTGGGTCACCAACGTCATGGCCATCTCGCCCATGGTCACGATTGTGTGAACGTCGTTGGCCACGGGGCGCACCCCGGGCTGCAGGCGCCACGACTCCTGGGGAATCGTCACGATGGTCTCGGGGTTCTCAATGCCGGCCCGCTGCCACATGCGCGTCCACATGGCGCCCTTGGTGTCGTCTTGAGGGCACACGACGACAATGCCCGGATCCCACAGCATTAGCGATGGCACTCCTTTGGAAAGCGTTGATAGTGATAGTGATCGGCCCCGGACTCTTCCCGCGTCACGACTAGGAAGTCGTAATCACTAGGTTCCACAATATAAAGTGGGATGCCATGGAAGTTGCGGACGTAGGGAGCCACATCTTTGTGGATAAAGAGGCGCTCCCAGTGTGGAAGCAAGTGCAGGCTGGACTTCAGGGCGATCGACTTACTCAGGTCGATCCTCAGGGGGTCACCCCCTTGGAGCTTGAATGCTGTAATTTCGCTCAGCAAGTAGTCGTGATAGGTCACATTAGCTAGGATGCTCCAACTCGTCTGGGGTTTCACTCATGTCGTCGAGGCCGATCACGACACGGATGCCCCAGTCGTGGCAGTCGGGCTCCTCAAACACATGGAGCTTCTTGTCCGGCGTGACCTCGAACATGATGTTCGGAATCTCGATGCCACGAGACCTAACACCCATCTCGTTCAGTAAGATTCGATAGGCTTCCTTGCCAATGTCGACGTAGTTGATGGGATCGGTGCCCCGAGTGATGGTCGCGGCCGCAACCGCCGTCTTGATCTGTTCGCTAATGGTCATTCGTGGGACTCCTTTGATACACGCTTCCAGAGTATGCTGCTTTCGTTAAGAGACTTCTTCACCGCCGGAAGATACACGTCCTTAAGGACAGATCGCATCGCAGCATTGTAGTCGATCTCTCGTAGAACAAATTCAATAGATGCCTCGTCCTCTAGACTTGGCGCTACTGGGATGCCTTTCCACATCACGAGTTCGTTCTCAATGCAACCTCCGAGTGGAACCTCTTCGTTGAGCATCCGCGTGTACGCCTGGTACATCTGTGGCGACATCTGGATGGTGAACGGCTTCTCGTTGCCATGAATGAGAATGGCGGCCACGTGGGCCGCCTTCATCTGGGTCTCTAGTTCGTCTCGTGTCATGCGATCACCAGGGAGATCTCGGTCTTTTCCGTTGACCGCTTCGCCGGATTATATTCGGTGAGGCGGATGACCCACCAGTTGCCCCACGGCCAGCGACTAAAGTGGACTTGCGGGAACTCGGAGCGTAGCCAGTTTTGCAGCAGCTCATGACACGCCCAATGAATCTCTACGATGCGCTTCGAGCCTGTCAGCCGGTCGCTCACGCGCATCGCCAAGACCTGGTCCTTCAACGCGGCCTTGAATCCCGGGATGTTGATACCCAACTTGAGGGCTTCCTTGGACGCATCCCCCAGGAGTGACTCCTGGGGGATGATCTCGCGAATCTGCCCCTCCTTGCCTTCCTTGATCAAGCGTTCGCGTTCGGTCTCGTCCCACTCCAGATCTTCTTCAATGTCTAGGTCAGTGCGTTCCCAGATTCGAACTTCGGGTTCCTTGCCCATAGCGCCTCTTAGATCTCGCAGAGTCCCCCGACGCAGGCGAACTCCGAATTAACGGTCGTAATGTCTTGCGTCTCCTGAATGAGATGCAAGTCCAGGGCCGTTGGTAACAGCGCCAGCCGGCGCTCATATTCGTCCTTGGTAATCTCTTCGTAGGGCGCCAAGGGATAGATATTGGTATCCTTCGGCAGGAAGCTCAGACCACCAATGGCGTCCCATGACATCCGCAGGAAGGACGTCACCCCCACCCATTCATCTGGATGGACGTAGATGGTGCAGGAGGGGTTGTGTTCTGTCCAGCATTTCTTCCACATCAGCCAATAGGAGAGCTGGTCCAGGGCCGACAGTTGATCCCGCACGATGGCTCCATCGGGACTCTTCACCGGGAGCTCCACCACCCACTGTTGGGCCTCCTCTAGTGTGCCTTGGGCGGTCTCGGGAAATACCGGCAACCCACGGTCTCGAAGATGCAGGCCAATAGGGGAGCGTGCAGCAACACGCAATCGGCGAACGTAATACGGAGCGTACCGAGCGTGAATACCTGAGCTAGTATCCAGGAATTGAGCACTGTTGCCACTAGGCTTATTGCAAGTAACGGCCGCGCTTGCCGCCACGCCAAGCAAAGCTGCCCAGCCCTTATTGACTTCGACGGCCACGTCTTTGAGGTGCCCCAAAAGACGAGGTGTAGTATGCGGGTCGCACAAGAGGGGACAATCGCAAGCCCCAGTAATATCAACACCGAGCAAGCGTTCCTCGTCACAGTTGGCCTTCCACTCAGGGCTCAAATAGCTGAAGTTAGTCAACGTACTTTGGATCGTCCCCAGAATCGCAGCCAGGTTGACCTTGTGTTCGAGCGTCTGGGTCGTGTCATCAGGGCGCGCCACTGCGATCGATAGGTTGCAGAACTGACGCGGGCGCAGGATGATCTCCCCACAGGGGTTAGTGCCAAAGTCGTCCCGCACGGCCCGTCGTTGAGGGACGGCGCCGTCACGCCGAAACACACCGGGCTCTCCCGTGCCGTTGCCGGCCAGTTGGGCCATCCACGAAAGGAGATCGCTGTCCTTGACGGGGCCCGTGGCGACCATGCTGTTGTTGGCCATGGCCAGCTCTGGCATCACTTCCCAGAATTTGCCGTTCTTGGCCGACAGCATCTCCTGATCGTCGGCGTCAAACAGGGCTATTTCGGCCGCTCGTCGTACGCCCCCAACCTGGACAATAGACCCACACATTGTCGCCAGTCGATGGACGTCAAGCGGGCGCAACGCTTGACCCCGTCGAGCCCGGATGATATCCCAACTTTTATCAAGAAGATCACGGAGGGGCTTAGGCCCTGAAGCTCGACCACCCTTGGTGTGGAGCCATTCTCCCTCAGGGCGAATCTGCGAATAGTCGTACTGCCGCTTGACCCCATCAAGCGCATCTACGAGCCGCTGCTTAAACGCGTCAGCCCACCCTTCTGTCGAATCATCAATGACATAGATGTCGTCCGTATGGGAGTCAGTGTCCTTTACTTTGGGCCACTTCTGGATGTGGACCTTCTCAACCGAGTACCCCACACCAGTGCCTTGCATGAGGATGTACAGCAACTCCGCAAGGTCGCGGGGAGCTTCGAGTACGGTATACGCGCAGTTGTACGCCCCAACGTTACAGCGGTCGAGCGAAGGGCCCGCCATTTGGACAATCCGCATCGACGGCAATACGTCCCGACGAAGAATCGCATCGTGAAGGTTGGACCAGACTTGGCCTGGAATTTTCTTGGCGCCGGGCGCTTTTTGGAGCCACTGAGTGACGCGGGACGTGACTTCGGCCCACGTTTCACGCCGGCTCTTTTCCGGGATCCACCGCGCATACTTGTCATAAAGGGTTAGCTCCGTAATGAACTCTGCACCTTTGCAATCTCGCTTCACTGTCGCACCTTCCCATATCGTCCACGGCCCCGACGTTCTCTGTCATCTGCGTTATCGGCGGGGGTTCCTAGTCGCAGATGCGCTGGATTCACACAGCTTGGGTTATCACATGAATGCAAGACATGCCATTCATTCGGCTCTTGCACGAACAACGTATAAGACACTCTATGCGCTGTTAGACACTGACCTTGAAAAGAAAAATACCCGTACCCTGCCGGATGTTTAGACGCGTTCCAATTCCAACACATCGAGGTCTTATCAACTTTCTTCAAGAACCGAACGCGTACTTTTTCGAGTGCTTCCGCTGTGTATGGTTTCGCATTCGCCTTTTGAAAGCGCCGTGTCCACTTCTTGCGATGTGTTCTAACTTTGTCTGGATTCGCCTTGCGCCAACGAGCCGTTCTAGCCCGAGCTGCTTCCTCACGAGTCATGCCTATATGATGCAAAAGAAGAGGACCAGGTTACGGCGAAGTAACCTGGTCCTCAGTGCGCAGCCTCGTTTAGCTCTTATCTGCGCCGGCTAACTTAACACTTACAGGGGGCCTTGCCACAGCTCTTGCACTTGCCGCCTTTCTTGGCCACTACGCATCACCTCCTTTATTCAGGGCCGAACCTCGGGGTCCAGCCGTGTCCCTTGAAGGAGATGCCGCCCAGGGAGTAGATCTGCTCCATCTTGACGCCGCACTTCGGGCACTGGACAACGTCCGGCTTCTCTTTGACGGTGCAGATAAACTCGACTTCACCGTCGCACTCTGGCGTATCGCACTTGTAATGGTAGGTGGGCATTAGAGCTTCTCCTCGATGTAGCCCGGCGTCCCGCCCGTATGGTGTGTGGGCGCCTGGCCTTTCAACTGCTTCTTGTAGTTCCGTATCCAGTCAGCTCGAAGCATCGCCAGCTCTTTGTCGAGCATCTTGACGAACTCTTGCTCGTCTGCCTTTGCTGCCATCAAGGATGTGTACTGGACGCGTCCGTACATATGAATCACGTTGTTGGTGCCGCTCTCCGTGCTGGTCGTGAGACGATCAGAGTGAAACACTCTGATCGTCGGCACCATCCCGAGCATGACCATAAAGGTTCGTCTGAGCATTAGAGTAACCGTCCTTGCAGGATGAACCCGCGCTCGAAGCTCGTTGAGAGAATCTCGTTCGCCTTCATACGTACAGGAATACGAATCGGGGCACCAGCGTCAAACTGGGGCCGGATGATCTCACCTTCAAAGGCCCGCATGACCGGAATGGCCCACGACTTGGGCGACCCATAAACGATCACCTGGAACTCCTGCCCCTTGATCATATGATCGCAGCGCAGGGTGCCATCCGCGTTCGCGGCCAGGATGCGCTTGTCACGCCACCGTTCTCCACCATGGAAGATGTCCCAGCCGTTCTGAATGTCCTGCGGAATCACCGAGCAGAAACGGGGCACCTCAGCAAACCCGGGCATGGTGCTGATCGAGCCATTCCAGAACACCCCGTTAGAACTCATATAGTTCCAGGCCTGATGCGTCGAGAGGGCCATGGCGGCCATCAGACACAAGGCTTCGACATTGTTCTCTTGTCCAACGGTGACTCCCGGACCGGGGCCCGCTGGCTCTGACTGCCACGCCGGCACCTTCTTGTTGGGAATCGTCTCGTAGCCAACAGCCATAATGTGGCCAATCTTGTTATGAGACTCGCCCCCACGGTAGCCATGCACGATCTGGACGTCCAGCGCGTACTTGTCGAACGCTTCGGGCGTCTCACCACCGTAGTCGTCATTCGCGGCCGAGGTGCCCTTGATCGTGTCGTTGGGCAACAAGGTGGCGTAGTACTTGAGATCCGCCGGATCAGGAATACCGTTCTGCCACGACTCGTTGCAGACCTCGTTCAAGGCGATCAGATCCAGACCCACATTACGCTGCACCTTGGCCACCTCGCGCAGGTGACCTTCGATCATCGCCCGGTTCCAGCTGTTCATGTCGCCGCGAGAGTGATGGACTTTTAGTCCTTCTGCGCGACAAGCGCGAAGGAACTCGGTGAGCTGCACGT